CCGCGCATCCATCATGGCCTTGGAAAGAGCTACGATGTTCTGGGCTTCTTCCTGGGTGACTTCGCCGTTTTTGGCTGCGGCTGCATTGTAAGCCTGTTTTGCCCAATCCCGTTCCGCCTTCAGCCGTTTGCCCTCTTCGTCAAGGATCGTTTCCCGTTTCGGCCTGCCGGTGAAGTCCAAGGCGTTGAGCTGTGCTTCCAGTTTCTTTGCCTCACTTTTCAGGCGGGTCTTGTAGGTCTGCAAGGCGATCTGTTCTGGGGTCTTCTTCGGGTTTGCCAGTTGGCGCAAGGTCATAATCTCTTTCCGCAATGCGTCTCGCTGTTTCCTGAAAATGGCAACGGTGGGTGTCTCAAAGGCGTTATTCTTTACCGGGGCAATGTCGTTTTCCCGAATCTTCCGGCTGAGTTCCTTGATGTTGTCCCGTAGTGCTGCCAATTTCTGCGGCTCATCCCGGTATTCTTTCAGCTTTGCCATCTTCTGCAAGCGTTCTGCCCGGAGTGCATCAAGGCGCTCGTTGCTGATCGGTTCACGTTTAACTTGCCCTTCTTGGTAGGGGTTCTTACCTGCCCTGACATCTTGCATGGCCTGATCCAGCCCCTTGATGGCCTTCAGGAGATACTTTTCCGCCAACCTTGCCCGTTGCTCGTCGGACATCCCCGGTTTCCCGAAAATCGTATTAAATTCCTTCTTCAGGGAATCCCTTTTATGCAGCAATGCAGTTGCTTCGGCATCGTACTGGACGCCGGTTCTGGTCTTGACGATCTTGCTCTTGGAGGCAATCTGAGCTTCCAGATCTTTGATCTGATTGTTGAGCCGGGTCTTGACTGCATCCAAGGAGGATTTCAACTGGGATTCCTTGTCCCGCGTCTGAATCCCGAATTTCCGCATGGCCTCCTTGACTTGCTGGACAAGGTGGCGTTCCTCGTCGGACGGTTCGGGCCTTCCCTTCCCTGTCTTTAAGGGAGCTTGGCCACGTTCAATGTCCATCAGCTTGCGTTCTTCCTGTAACTGCCGCTTGATGTCATGGAGCTTTCGGAGGACTTCATCCCGGGTGGGCGGGGTATATTTCCCGTATCCAGAAATTGCGTCCATCGTTTCTTCCCGGCTGATTTCCGGCAAAAATTCACGCAGGATATTCTGGACCTGGGTAACGAGCGTGTTTCTGTCCTGAGTGCCCCCGGCAATAAAAGCCTTTGCCAGTTCGTTCGCATATCGGCCGACCTCGGACAGATCGCCACCCTGGTTGAGCACATTTTCGATCTTCTGGGAATATTTTTCGATGGTGGCCTTGCCGTACTGCTCTTTAGCGTTTTCCCATGCTTCCTTCAAATAAGGCTTTACCTTTTCGCCATACTCTTTCATGGCGTCGGTAAATTCCGGAAGGGATCGAATACCGCCTTCCAGATAAAACAGAGCTTCCTCGATCAGTAATTGATGCACTTTCGGGTTAAACATCGGGTTTGCGGAGATCAGACCCAGTTCGGAGCGCAATGCCTTCCGGTTATTCTCATGCCGTTCTACCGAGATCAGGGTGTTACGAGTGCCGAATCTCTCCCGCTGCGGCCTTTCCTTCTTTTTGGGGAGCATTTCATCGACGGCCTTTTCCGCGCCGCGTTTCTTTAGCTCTTCCATCTTGTCGGCAAGGGCTTTTTCCGTCTCTGCGAGCTTCTTCTGCAGGGCTTCCAGTTCTTCTTTCGGAACCATATCCGCGCCGGTGCGTTCCTTCAGATCCTGGCGGATTTTCTTGATTTCCCGGATGGCATTGAGAGGTGATCCTTCGACATATCCGGCGGCTATTTCCTGCCCCATCATGGCTTGCCGCTTGGCATAGACTTCATCCAAGGTGTTCAGAGTCTGGATGTCGCCACTCTCGGCGGCAGCCATGGCAACCCATTCCGCAAGATTGGCGAAACGCAGACCTTCGGGTAAAGGTTCTTGTCCATAGAGCATCCGTAAAGCCTGGTCGTAATTGTTTTCTACAATCTCCTTTGATCGGGCATTCTGCTCCTTCATGAACATATGTTCAACCAGTACACCTTCCTTCATCTGCTCGCGCTCAACGTTTATTTCACGGGCAAAGCCTTCCATGATCCGTTCAAAGGCGCGGGTTTTCTGCATGGCGTTTTCAGCCGAAAGTTCGCCTTTACGGGTATATTTGACATCCTCATTCTTCTTGACAAGATCATATTCAAAGAGTATCTTTTTCTTAAAGCCTTGGATGGAGCCTCTCACCGTGGGCAATTGGAGCCCACTTGTCACGCTCCAGACACGGCTTTTCTTTTTGTTCATATACCGCAGCAATCCATTCTTTATCCATTTAATGAATATTCTATCTGAGTCCTTCCCGTAGACGCTCGCAACATCATTTACGACGTTTCTTCCTATTTCAGTTGAGAGATGAATAGCCGCTACGATTGTTTTTCCGTCCTGTTTTAGCTCGGTCATCACCACCAAACTATCGGCCTCAGTCGCAGAATCAAATATCATTATCGGGTCTGCCAAATGCAATGGGAGCTTTTTCAGTGTTTCCAAAGATATTCCGTGCTTATCTGCCGTAACCTTCTTTATTGTGTTCTGGGTTATGACCAGCGGAAGTTGTTTCATTCCCAATCTCTCAAGAACATCAGGCGTATTGCCAATAGTTACAGGAACCCTTGGCTTGAGATATCCGGAGGCATAGTCATCCAGTTGCCGGGAAAATTCATCTGATTCCTTCCTGGCATATCTCGCATATTCAGGTTGTGCTTCCTGTTTGCCAAACGACCGGAAGGCATCCTGCAACACGGTTCTTACTTCCGCATCGCTCAGTTTGACGTTGAAACCAATCGCCCTCAGGATATCATGGAAGATAGCCGCCAACCGGTCATACCATTTCGGTTGCGCCCCGTAAGCCTGATTGCAGAGCCATTCCTCAGATGCCTGCCTCCTCCCGGTAAGGGTGGAAACGTCAAGGTGGGTATGCGTTGTTTTGGCAATCTGACGGACTTCTTTCCCGTATGTTTCATAAATGGCGTCCATCAGGGATTTGTACCGTACCCGAATTGATCGCAGCTTCACGTTTGGCGTATTGGCCTGAAAGAATTTCCCCAGGCCGCCGTGGGTAAGTTCGTGCATCAGGACATAGACGGCTTCCTGATTGCTGGTAAGGTTGTCGGAAATCAGCCAGACTTCCCCCTCCCAGGCAAATCCCTGAACATCTGATTCCATGTTATCATCGAGCATGCCGTTCTTTTCCATATCCTCCAGCACGGCAACAGGAATTTCTGAGATATGCTGAACAACATGGATTTTCGGGGCGGCTTTCAGGAATGACGTCGCCTTGTCAACGATCTGCTGAATTCGGTTAGTGGAAAGGCCACGTGCGGGGACATTCCGGCGGTAGCGGATGTCAGGATTGTCCGGATTGAATGTGCCGATATTGCCGGTGGCGGACTTGATCTGATTTGGCGAAACGACACGATAGTCATTATCGACAGGATCATTGAACTTCAAAATCTGGCCATCATAACCGCGAGCGGTCAAATCTACGTCTTTTTCTCTATCAGCCGTGAATTTGTCGAAATCAGCGTCGTTTTCTCCGTTAAATATTTCCGGGTTCCGGATATTGAGAAATACTTCCGTAACTTCAGGACTCCCTTCTCCAAAGCTCGCACGGGCATCGGCATAGGAATCCGCCCTTTCCTTATCGCCGCTGAAATAAGCTCCATACTTAAAATCAAATGCTTCAGGACGAACATTGCTCCCATGATACACAACCAGCGGTTCGCCGTTTTCGTCAATGATCTTGGAGCTTTTATCTGAGTCCTGCTTGACTTTTTGAAGCCAATCATTTAATCTATTATCAAAGTCGGCAAGGGGAAAGCCAGACGCCACGTTGCTAATCGTGGAAATGTCGTTCTCTGAACCGGCTTTTACGATTTCAATGTTTGATACAAAAACATTATGCAATTCATTCCTGGTATCCTTCAATTCCCTGGTCGTCAATCTGACAAAGTATGCCTGGCTGTCAATATCAACTTTCCCCAAGTAGTTTTGATATCCTTGTACATTGCTCCGCTTCTCTGGATTTCGTTCAGCTTCTGAATAAATAGGAACTGCGGTTTGCGCGATTTCCTCCAGGCTGGGAATTATCCTCAAGATCAGTTCATTGCCTCTGTGGCGAACAATCTTACCGAAGGTATAATGCACAAAGCGGATTTCTCTCTGATCACGGAGATTCCTGACCGGATTAAGTTTGAGATATGCTTCCCGCGCATTTTCTTTGGAAATGCGCGCTGCGTTAATTTTGATGACATTAAGCTCATTGATCGAGCGGTACTTCGCAGCCGATTCCCAATCGCCGAACCACTTCTTGAAATTTTGAGTCCTTACCATCGCCCACTGTTCAGGATTGAGTCTTGTATCCTTGCCGTTCGGCGCTTTCAGGTAAGTCCCATTCTTTTTGGCGGTGGCGACAATCTCATCAATCTCCTGCTTAATTTCACCGGGGGTGAGGAATTTTTTGCCTGTGCGGGAATAAAAAGGTTTCTCATCTGCCTTTGTGTATAAAACAACTTCATGTTGTTCGCCATTCTTGTCAAAGGCGGTTATGATCTTCAAGTTGGTATCTCTGGCAAAAGCGGCAAGGTTTTTATAATCGCTTTTCGTCAACACCTTCCCCTCATCAAAAACCATAAAGGAAGTCGCCACCCTTTTCTCCGCTTCCTTAAGAATGTCCTGATGAGCGGGACGTATCTTGGAATAGTCAGAAACCTTAACAAGGGAAACGGGAGCATTGCTTTGATTGAGCAGAATAAGCCCGCCGTCCGGGAGCCATTTACGGCCAAAAAAGGCAAGGGCGTCGGAATTGCTGATTGAATCAAGATTTTCCGGTATCCGGGAATACCTTCTTCCCATCAAATCGAAAATATGCTCTGTTTTTTGCGCCTCCGGCAAAGCCATGGTTCCCGATGATTCACCCAGGCCGCCGTATGCGCTGTACTCTTTGTTGGTAATGGCAATAATTGAACGTGTTTTTAAGGAAGTGCCGTCGAGAAGGTAGGCTATCCTGTCCCGCATATTGATATCGGCACTGGAGAGGCTGGCCTGTCCGGAGGGGTGATTATGAACGAGCCACAGAGATTTGCCTCCAGGAACATTCAAGGCCTGACCGGTGAGGATTTCAGGAAATATTTGTGAAAAGTTGGTTCCGCCGACGGTATGCTGGTTGACTGACAGAATTTTCCCGCCGTCTCCCGTAACGATTGAAACAAGCACTTCCTGCGGGTGACGGGCAAGGTTGTCCCTTGCGATGACTGCGGCGTCTTCAGAGCTTATTACTGCGTCTCTGGAAGATCTCCATTGTCCGATTGGTTCGCTTTGGACTTCGGGCAATGTCCCTGATTCAGGTTTGTAGGGAATGACGTTTCCTCTGTCTGAGGATAGTCCCCATCCTTTTCCGGTTTCTTCAGGCTTGGACTTACTATAAAGAGTCCTTCCCGGATTTTCGGGTACTTCATTGAAAAGTTCTCCCTGAGTAAAGAATAATTCCGCCTGGCGGGTATTTTTATATTTCTTATTCGGATCTTCGACAAGCGTTCCGTCTTCGGACACTTCATAGACAGGCAGATAATCCGAGTCCATCCCCCGAAGTTGTGCTGTCAGTTCCGGATCGACATACCACTTTTCCCACCGGGACAACAGTTCAAGAACCTTCTTTCGTGCCGTGATAAGCTGCGCCTTGTCCGCCCTGTTTGTGATTCCATATTGACGAGCCGCATTTCCGGTAAGTTCAAGTTTCCCTTCGCCCCGGATCGCGGAATTGATCGTCCGGGCATCTTTGTTTAAAGCATTGATGACAGTTGTGGCTTTTTTGGACTGCTCTTCGGCAGCCCGGATCGCCGTATCGTCAAAGCCGAAAAGATCTTCCTGTTCCGTTTTCTGTGTCGGTTTGAACTGGGCAATGGCCTTGACGTAGTTCTCTATTTCCAGCGGAGATGAACGGGGGTGCTTCAGGACAAACGATCGTCCGGCTACCTGAAGCTGCTCATTGCCCGGTGCGGCTTTGGCGATGGCTACGCCTTGGTTGAATCGAAGACCTCCGGTTCGATAGGCATTGAAGGTCTGATCCGTGGCGTCTTTTCCCAGTATCCAGGCGGAAGATGCCTTCGCTCCTCGTAAAAGTCCTCGAAGTTTGGCTTCTGTTGTGGTGATTTCGGTGTTTCGGAAATAATTGACATAATCTTTCTCCGTTCCCTGATTGTCAAGTATGTTCTGTTCGGCATCGAAAGTCAATGCCTCTTGTTTGGTAAATCCCTCCGCTTCCTTGACGATCTGGGCCGGAATGGTCTTCTCATTCAGCCGTCTTGCCAGATCAAACCGATGCCTTCCCGTAATGATTTCGAGAGCGCCATTGTTTCTTTCCCAGAGAATGATGGGATTCATGGGGAAGCGGCGATATTCCTTCCCTTGCAGCTCCTGCCCCTTGACAACGCCATGTTCGTTCGCATCTTCCTTGAACTGGGGGACATCTTTGGAAAGGGTGATTTTCTCCAGCGGCACTTCCATGACGGGCGAAACTCCAGCTCCCGGCCGCAAGGGAGGGGTTTTTGCAATCGCTTCGGGCAGATATTCCTTTAATACATCTTCCCCGTAAACGCCGGACTTGTGAATGCGGCTTACTGTATCGACATCAAGGTCGCCCTGCTCCCGAAGATCGGCGATCTTATACTTCAAGGAATCATAAAGGCGATCAAGATTACCCTGTTTGCCAACATATCTTCCAGAAGCATCCTTCTTTGTGGCTTGTTTTAGTTCACTGAGGATGTGCTTGATTTGCGCCCTGGTTGCCACAGCATCAATCTTGACAACGGACACCGCTGGTGCTGCCGTTGCGGGTTCAGGGGCAACGGTTTTCTGCCCTTCGATGGCAGATTTCTGCCCTTCGGGGGCAGAAGATTGGCGTGTTTCTTTGTCCCCATAAGCCAATGCCTCGTCTGCCCACGGTTCACCGGCATAATCCTCCACATTGGCCGTTTCATCAGCTTTTATGTTCTTGTCGGTCAGTTCATTGCTGACACTCCGGGCGGTTGACGCATCAATCCCGTATTTCTTCATCAGGTAGGCGTCAAGATCACCCTTGGTGGTCATCTTGGAATGGGCAAGGCGAGCTTTATTGTCATTCTGCTCATAACGGGTATCGGCCTTAATTGCAGCCCCTTTCCATCTTGCGGCTTCGGCAACCATTTCATTGAAATCGGGAGTTTCGGCTTTTGGTGAAGCTTCCTGTTCCGGTGAAACTTCTCGCCTATTTTCCGTCACCGTAAATCCCATATCCTTTAGGGCCTGGACGTTATTTGTCCTGACATTGGGGAAAACCTTGTCGCCCTTGACGGCGGTATAGGTAACTTCAGTATTGACGGGGCTTTCCGGCATGACGCTCGTATTTGCCCCAGGTTGAACGATCTCGGAGGCTGACGATACTTTACCCGTCCTGATTTCCGGTTCCGTGACAAGAGGTTCGTTCTGGATACGGAAATGTTCTTCCAGTTCATCCATCGAGACATTTTCCAGGCCCCGTTCCATCATTTCCATTTCTTCATAAGACGGCTGATAAGAGGAAGGCCCGCCCAGAGGTTTCGCCGCAATGGTTTCCAGGATGATCTTATTTCGTTCATCCGGATCGGCTGCGGGAATATCCTCCTTCATGTTCAGGATGTCGGCAACATTCAGTTCATTGGCTGCGGCCCTGGCTTTCAGTTCTTCGTGTGTCGGGAGACTACCAGCTAAAGCATCGCCCCGGCCAGCAAACCGTATATCGGGAGTTTCGACATCCGGTGTCGAATTTTCGACGTCAGGCGTCGCCCCCTGTTTTTGTAATCTGATCGCCGCTTCGTTCTGCAGTTCATTCAGGGCGACTGCAAGGCGTTTATCGTGAGGACGTTTATGAACCAGCTCAGTGGCACTTTGAATTACTTCTGCGAGAGCGTTATCATCCAGATTCTTGTGCATTCCTTCCTGCACGGATATTCTTATTGACCTTGCATTCTGTCCTGTACTGGAAGAACCGCCAAAACCGCCACCGATTGCTCCCATGGTTATGCCAGCCAGCATTCCGGTTGCGGCCGCATTTGCCACGCCTTCATCCCATGGTTTTCCTTGAGCGATATTCTGCGCTGCCTGCTCCTGTGCAGACTGAGGAAGTTCTTCAAGCATTCCTTCAGAAAGCGCCGATTCCGCTACCCTGCAAAGGATGTTCTTTTTTGTTTCCGTTTTAACACCGCTGGCCAACAAAGTATCAATATCGGCAATTCCGAGCCGTTGAGCAATCTTCCCGCCAATCGCACCCAGTGCGCCCGTTCCGGCTCCCGATCCTGCTGCAATGGCCGATTGCTTTGCGGTTATCGTACCTGTGGGCGATTCCTGCCGTAACTGTTCCGCTGTTGCCCCTGCGCTGATTGCGCCTTCTCCGGCTGCTCCGGCAATGAACGGGGCAACCTTCGGGGCAACCTTCAATATACCGCGCCCGATTGCGCCGCCGCCCACCATCGAAGGTGCGGATTCAATGACGGAATGGACGATAGTTGAAGGATTTTCAAGGGCAGCTTTCAGCGTTCCGACAAATCCTTCCGCTTCCGCTACCTTCCGGTTGGACTCCCGCTGTTCCGGGGAATAGAGGGTGTCAAGATACTCCTTTGCCTCTCCTGGTTTATAGCCGACAGATTCGAGAGCTTTCCCCGCACGCCCGCCTGTGGGAATATCAGCGAGGCCGACAAATGCTTCGGGTAGGCCGATTGCCCCTTTTAATGCGGATACCGCTGTATCCCCAACAGCACGGCGGAGAAACGCACTTTTCTCTGCCGGCTTATCTTGATCATTCGTCGTTTGTGGTTGCTGCGCTGCTTGTCCTGTCAGGTGAGAAATAATTTCCGCATCTGAGTATCCTTCTTTTCTTGCGCCGGAAACATCGAATTTCCGCTGTTTTCCAAGATAATCGGCGATCTCTGATTCGGAATATCCCTCACGTCGTGCGCCTTCAATATCGAATGCCATTGCTTAGCTCCCGAATGCGGAAAGAGGTTTGCGGTTCTTCTTGGATTGATTTGCGGAAGTGTTGGAGTTTGACTTTGCCGGAAACTGCTTGTGGTATTCCCGCAGGGCATTATCCACCGCCCGGGCCGGGTTATATCCCTGCCCCGCGAATTCCTCCGCCCGGATCAGAATCCGGTCAAATGCTTCCCGCTGGAACGGCTTCAGAGCATTCCGCAGCCTGGAAAGATCGACGGATTTATTGATATCATCCATGCCGGAATAATACTCCCGGTCTTCTTTCGAAAGCTTATCTCCCGCGAAAGAAAGATATTTTGTCACCAGGGCATTACGAGTCTGGCTGACGGTCCCGATCTTTGCCGTTCCACTTCCACCGTTACCGCCGCTACCGCTGGCACCTTCTCCGTTCTTATATCTGGGGGCCTTTCCTATCTGCCTCCACTTTCCATTCCCGGCATATTCCTGTGTGATTTCAAACTCACCTTGCTTGATTGTCCTTGTTACCGGCGGTTTGTCTTCTTTCTTCTTCGGGTTGGCTGCCAGGGTGACTTCCTTGATTCCATCTTTAGTTCGGATGATCGTCCTGACTTCCTGCCCTTCTCTCAGTTTGTATTCCTTCCCGATAAAATCATCGATAGTGCGCGGATGTTTTACGATCTGCGATGGATCAGTCTCATTGTAAAGCCCGCTGCCATCCTTCAATTCCTTCCATTTCGCATCGGCATCCTTGAATTTTACCCGGCCATAGCGGTCAGAAAGCAGGCTGTTGTTCCACACCCGTTCCGCCACCCTGGGATCAATCTTCGCAAGGCTCGCCGCCTGTTCCATGAAATTTCGTTCCAGTTTCGCCGCTTCGTCGGCAAATCCGTGCTTGTAATAAAGACCGATAATCTTATTCGCCATCTGCGAATTCAGTTCAATTTTCCTGTTCTGGAAATCATCCTGCTTTCTGTTTTCTATGGATGTATCAACCCGGTCTTTAAGGGAAGGGCCACTCTGTGGAATTGGCGACTGTCCAACGCGCGGATCGGCAATGCCGTTCACCCCGGTCAGAGCCGTCAAATCTATTTTCTGCTGCGGGATAGGCGAGATGTTTTTGCCCTTTGCCTCCTGCGGCACATTGTTCTTTTCCAGTTCTGCGATCTTTGCAGCACTTTCCTCATAGGCAGCCTTGATGTCGGCATTGAGGGCGTCCTGTTTGTTCGCATCCCGGACACCACGAATCTGATTTGCCAGAACAAGACTCTGGCTTAACCCCCTCATAGCCGATTCAACCGGGTTTTCCTTTCCTTGCTGCGGGTAGATAAAATGGGGCGCTTGCCATGCCATGACTATTCTCCTTTCTGTTCGGTTGCGGTAGATGGGAACCCGTTCGGCATTGTGGTCGTTACAAGGGAATCTGAAACATTATTCACCCGGCACATCATCTTCGGGCAGAACACAGACACGGGATTATCGGGCATCATGCACTCAAAACAGGCCGGTCGTCGATCCGGGTCAAAGGATGGATCGGCTTTCGGTATCAATCTGCCATCCTTCACATCATAAACATCGGTGTTGATGGGGATGCCCTTCTCAATGAAATAATTATAGATATCTTCCTCCGTCCACGACCAGAGAGGAAAAGCGAAATCAACGCTGCCGATATTCCTCTTGATTTCAAAGGACTGTCCGGTAAAAACGGTAAGTGACTTACCGTTTCCGTGAGGCTTCAGTTCCGCAGCGCGGCTTGCCATCAATCCGACATCCCATCGGTAGTCATAGCCGTGACATTTCGGTTGCAAATAAACATCATTCAGGGCGCAAAGATATTCGCCTTCAATATATCGTTCCGGCTTGTACAGGGTATCCGGGAATATCAAATCCTGATTCCCCACCCCATAATGAATACCGACGCAAAACATATCGCTGAAGGGCATGATGCTGCACATGCGGGGAGGATAGTCGTAGCAGGACAAGCCCCATCGTTCCATGACGGCATGTGCATAACGCCATTTTCGTGGGAACTCATAGTCCCGGTGACACATAATCGGCCATGAATACCCAGCCTCACGGATCAGGTGCAACATGGCCAGCGAATCCTTGCCGAAACCGCAATACACGATCGGATTCCCATAAGACTTGGCCACGCTGTTCAGTATGTCTATTGCCGATTCGATTTTATCCAGCATTTGCCCCTCCGCTAAAACGCAATCATCGCTGCAGATCCCAACCCCGCCATGGTTCCCAACCAGTCAGAACCGCTCTTTCTGTTCGCATTCAGGGCGTTTTGCCGATTTGCCCGGTCTGAAGCGTACTGACTGGACATTGATGTCGCCATATCAAAACCGCTATCAGCTTTTCTCTGTCCCAGAACGCCCATCATCCGGCTCAGTTTATCCGACTGAATACCGGACAGCAGGGAAGCGATATTTGAATTATCGGCATACCCCTGGCTTTCCGTGTTAGACCGTGCCGCGTTGATCCCTTCCTGAGATGAAATCAGCCCGCGCCTCGCCTCTTCCCGGATCAGCCCCGCGCTTTCCTGAAAATTCCGCAGAGCGTTCTGTCCCGCCGTGGACTGCTGCCAACTGGGACCGAGCTTACGGGCAAGGGTTTCCTCAAGCTGCGATTGCTGCGTCGAAAGTTCCCTTTCCAGCGCGGGGGAAATGTCAAGCTCCCCGGCGTATGCCTTTGCCAGCCGGTCGTTGGCCGCCTGGGTGATGTTGTATTCCTGCTTTTCCGCATCGGTCATGTAACCGAGCATCTGATCGGTGGTGAGCTTGTTCCCCGCTGTATCGTATCCCATCAGAGCCAGATTCTTTTCCGCCATGATTTCATCGGCGGTCTTTTCCTGGATTTTGACAATATTCCCTCTTTCGTCCCGCTTCAGGTTCATGGATTCGAGGGTAAACGGCTCCAGTTCATTTTGCAGGGAAATATAATCGTCGTATGCCCCCATCTGCTTTTGCAGGATTTGGTTTTGGGTGCTCAGTAGAGCCTTTTCCTCATCGCTCATCGGAACGACCGTTGTGCCTCCCCCCTTGCACAGAGCCACGGGACCGGAATAGTCAAAACAATCCCGGCGAAGAATGGCGCCAGTCTCAATGTCAATTTCCAGATAGGTACTAATTTTCATTGTTCTTTCCTCCGATCAACGATAAACCATTGATATTGTTCGTCCTCTGCGATCATTTTCAGATTCTCGCCCATTTCATCCCGAATAACGTCCATGCTGCGCCAGTCTCCCTTGTGGATGCAGGCCAGCAGTTTTCTGTATCCGCCGAGTTTTTCGAGATAATTCCAGCATTGTTCGCGCAACAAGGGAAGCCGCCATCTTTTGTTACTGAAAACAAGGAAGTGCCGCAGATAGGGGATGCCGTCCCGTATCCCGGCAAAAGAGAAAAACCCGGTGTCGGAAACAAGGGTCATATCTTCCTCGAAGAACATTTCTTCAACAGGAATGCCCTCATCCCTCATGGCGGAATAGAGTTTGTACCAGAGATGGGGCCGGTAATAGTAAAGGCGGTTGGGTTTTATCTTCATTTATACGCCTGTTATGCTGCACACTCGTTAAGAGGCAGAGCTGTCATGACATTGAAGTTGCCTATCATAGACCCATGGCCGTATGTGCTCCATGCATAAATTGCAATGACATCGCCAGGAATAACCGCTATATCTTCATCAACGGTTAAAGGAGTCATATTCGCCACCCTTACAGCCCCTCTTGGCGCGCCATTGAGATAAATCTGCCCATATGCCGTATAGCCTGAATGCTCACCCGTAACCGTAAAACGAACCCTCACCGTTCCGTATCGCGCAACCCTCATCCCTGTCATCTTTACCGGAGATGCCGAGGCCGTTACCCCGCCCCCGGCGCTCCAGATCGGATAGTAACCTGGGGTGTAATTTTCCAAATGCGCCTGAGATATAGAATTATTGTTTATGGAAAAGGTTGCCCCATTTCCGGAAACTGTGATCGGCCCCTTGTTTCCGTCGATGCTTTCCCATCCGGGATTGTTGACGCCCTGCTTGAGGAAATGCCCCGCCGTCCCTTTAGGTAGCCTTGTCCACCCGGTCGCATCCCGATACAGGATGTCGCCTTCAACGCAAGAACCGATCATGTCCAACAACTGCGTCAGGGTCAGAGCGGTAATGTTCCCCCCGGCAATCCGGCCGACAATCCGATCTTCCCCCACGGTAACGGCGCCGGGAGTATTGTCTGCATTCGACGCAAGGATCGTGTTGGCATCAAACAGGTTGATCAAGGCATTGAGATCGGCGTAAAGATCAGCCAATGTAGTATCCGGATCTACGTACCAATAAGATTCTCCGGTAATCTGCTTAATCAAATAGCGAAGCCGCTGAATTTCTCCGCGAAGCGAGGTTGGCAGAGAAACGGAACCGCCCGGATAGGGATCGGCTGCCGTCTGCATGGCAAGGGCATCCTCGGCGCAATCATCCATTGAATCCGGAGTAACGGACTGAGACAGAAGATTGTCAAATTCTGCATTCAAATCGGCGGCGTACAGGATCTCATCGTCGACCCAAATTTTAATTCTGCTTGCCATCTCTCCTCCTTATGCCGTCCTGATCAGGCGGACTTTCTGGATTGCGCCGTAATAGCTTGATGAAGATTCGTTTTTCGTGGCCATTTTGAGCTTGAGAGTATATTTCCCCGAAGTGGCTACCGTGATGCCGACAATGTTGGAAATGGCATTACAAAAAGGCGATGCCGCATAACCGTCGAAGGTCTCCAGCGCCGTATCATCCAGGGAAGGCGTGTAAATCCCCCGGTCGCTTCCCATGACATGCATGACTGCAAGTTTCCATGTCCCTGCTGAGAGCACCACCGGCCATGAGATTTCAGCATCCTGGTCACCCGTGCTGATACAGTATCCTGCGTAGATGCTGTCCGCCTCAGCCTGGGTATTGGTTAGCCAGTTCGTTTGCTCCCCGGGAGTCATGAAAACATCGATGTCGATCAGCCATGGGACCATGCTATTCAGGACAGTAAGCGTGGTTTCCGGGTCCACATACCAGTTCGCTTCCCCGGTAATCTGGGCGATAAGATAGCGGAGGCGCTGAATTTCACCCTGCAGGGAGGTTGGAAGAGAGGCGACGCCATCAGGGTACGGGTCGGACGTGGTCTGCATCTGCGCCACAGTCGCCGAACCGTCATCGATCTTTTCCGGGTAAAGATTATTGAGGATGTTGTCGAACTCCGTGTTCAGGTCCGTGTAGTTCAGGATCTCCGCTACCCAGGTTTTTGCCCTGCTGAATAAAGCACCAGACATATCAATCCCTCACTGCTTCTTTCCTACCGGCTTCCAGTCGGTCATAATGCCGGATATAAAGAAATCCTCATTTGCCCCGGCACAGAAAAATTCGTATTGAATACGCTTCCCCACCCTGCCGATGCGGAATGAGGAATCAATCAAATCCGTTCCACCGAGTACGTCCGTTCCGAGAACAAACCTCCCCAAAACAGCGCCGCCTCCGGTCATGTCGATTGATTCTCCGGTAACGGCAAGGTCTCCATCAACCCATACCTTCACCGTCAGTTTGTAATTGCCTGTGGGAATCATCACGATCCGCCCAGAATTGAAATGCTTGTTCAGTCTTGGGTCACCGATGGAATAATTCGGCGTTTTGAATCCCCCGTAATAGCCTGATTCGTGATCAACCCGATTGGCCTGGTTGAGCTTCCAGATCATTCCGGCATAATCGCCCGTGAAAATCTGATAAGGACCGGAGAGCAGCTTCACCTGGCAGGCCGCCGCCGCTTTGTATCCGGAATCGGCGGCATCGTTGTCATGGACCATCCACGCCTCTGCAGGGTCGCGGTCGATAAAGTAAACAAGCGCCTGGTCTATGGTCGTATGGCCGTTGCGCACAACCCAGAAAAAGATTGCCCGAAGCGACGGATCATATTCGGCATGGAAATGTTCGATATATCCGAGACGGATGTATTCTTTGATGTAATCATGCATCCACGAGCCGCGGGTCAGCGATGCCTGCTTATAATCGCCGTAGGAGGTAACGGCGGTCACTGAGTAGATTTCCCCGTCGTCCGCCATGGCCACGATATCGTTCGGAGTCTTAACAATCAGCCTCCAATGGGATGCGCCACCTTCCCACTGGACCGGCTCATAGCCCCACTTGGATGTATCCGTATCGTCATCGTCAACCCGGTAAGCCTTTGTGCGGCCGAACAGGATCACATCCTCGCCGAACTCAGCCATCCCGACCAGGCCGTAAGCATCTCCGGTTTCCACGACCATGCTTTCCGCACCGGTCTGAAAATATTCCATATCCCCCGCGGCCGCATATGTCTTAGAGAAGAACAGCGTTTTGTTGTTCAGGGCCAGCATGCGTTTCGACGCGCCTTTGGAATGCACCATAACCTGGAAGATCGGATTTGAGGAAAAATCAACCGCAGGTTCCGCTACATCCGCAACATTCCCGGCTCCTGACCATACCTTCGGGACACTTACCCCGTCTGCAATAAAAACCTTTTCCTCACCCATCGCCATGCAAAACGGGCTAACCGTCCCCATTCCGGATGCTATTTCCGTTACGGACCCTGCCTGTTCCGCATAAATCTTTCCGTCAGCCGTTGCCGCAAGGATATAGCCTCCCGATCCATCATCAAAATCGGCATGGTAAAGACCAAGGATCTTCGGAGTTCCGGCAATGGCATCATCAAGATAATGGACCGTCCCTCCCCGCTTCCTCCGCCCGTTCTTTTCCAAATTAACGTTTCTGGAAGGATAGACCATCATGTAATCCGGAATGTCATCAATGTTTCTTGCTCCTGTCAGTCCTCCCTTGGAGCAGGTAATCATCGATGTTTCGCCTCTGTACGCCATGGGTTCCCCCCTGCCTACTGTTGCTGAACTTTCGACGGATCAAAGCCGTCAAGGTCGTGTCCCATCAAGGCCATCAACATACCCTGATAAATCCCGTTCTGTTCCGCATAGCGGTCGTCATCCTCCGTGAGCTTCCAGACAAATATTCCTTGTTCAAGGACACCTGCCCACCGACGCAGAATGGTTGAATACAAATCGCTATCCGTATCGAGCTTCATCAGATCCGCATAATACTTGCGACGAAGGCCAAAGATCGTATTCGGCGTAGGATGCAGGGCCAGCCTTCCGGTGAATTCGTCGGGCAACTGGGCGTAACGCACCGGCGTACCCGTGCGCCCGGGATACATCACTTGATCGTATGCCCACTGAGGCATCCGGTGAAGATCGGTAATGTTGGTAACGATCAGATATCCGTCCGATGCTTCGGGCAACGTTTCATAAGGCGCGGCCATTACACATGCTTTCGTTGTAATGTTGTATCTGGCAATCTCCTGGGCCTGACTGGTTCCATCTTTCGCGGTGATCAGCAGCAGCTTCCCCTCTGCTTCATTCTGTGAGATGTCCGTACTCACGGCCAGGGTAACGTTTGACTCATCCGCTACCGCAGAAATGGCTCCCGCGTGTGCCCCGGTCATGAGTCCCACGGAATTATCCTGCTCGAAATCAGCAGGATTTGCGTACCGGGCAACCCCCATCCTGGTCACGTCATATGAAGTGATAATCAACGGCTTCCAGGTCTTACCGATATTCATGATATCCCGCTTGACCTTTTCCATTCCGTAAGACTCGGCGCGGGCAACATCGGCGGCCGTAGGCGTGGCACCGTTCAGGAAACGCCTTAAAGCCTCCGTGCAGATCGTGGTTGTTGTCGGTGCAGTAGGCGCACTCATTTAACCCTCCATTACACTGTTCCAGTCTATCCCGCTGATACTCTGCGCCGCCCTTTTCTGCCTTTTCGGAACAATCACATCCACCGCATCGGTCAGCATGCCTTTCAGTTCGGAAAAGGCTACAGGCAATTTCCCATCGATGGCCATCAGGAGATATTCGACGAGAACATCATCAAAGAGACCCTGAAATGGGATGATGTCATCCATATGAGCCAATTTTGCCGGTTTCTTGAAATAGTTTCCGCCGATCACAATGTCGCTGCCTGTCGCCGGGTAAATTTCCAGCCGGTTCCCTTTCAGGGCATAATATGAAGGCGTTCCGGTCTTCATTCCAGAGGGTGTCAGGTAGGCCAGCTTTACCTGTTGGCAAGGCAGCGGAAGCAGATGCCATTGATATCCGGCAATATAAGGCTTTTCGAGGAATCCCCAGAAATCATCCGGCAAGTACCCGGCGTAATTGATGGACGAAAGCGTGCATAATGCCGCATCTTTTTCTGTTACGGAATCCAACTCATGCAGCAGAAGTGTTCCCTCACTTGCCGCGACGATGCGAAAAGGCCCACGGTTGCCGATGCTGTCAGAAATGATCGGCATCCCAGGAAGGAAGCCGCTTGCCAGGAACTGTGAAGCGGAATCGGTAATGCTATCCGCAGTCGCATTTATGCCGTTCACAAAAGCGATGGTTTCTGCTTCATAAGTCACCTTTGCATAAATATTGACGGCCAGTTCTCCGATAATAAGATCGGATTCGAGCATATAAAGCCGTTTTGCCAGCAGACCGATCGCCCGGTTGAGCGAGGGGAAAAAGGCAGGAATGCGCCCTTCGGGAATCCGCATTTGAATCTCATCCACCAGATCCGCAACGGTCGTCACTGAAGATTGTGCCGACAGTGAACCGCCCCCACCGGATTCGTCAGTCAAATAAGCCCCGTCCTCAGTTATGAGAAGTGAGCCGTCTTCCGTGATTAACCGGGCCATAGGTTAATTCTCCTTGTTCTTACCATCGGAATATCGGGATATTGATTTTCCTGATAACCGTTCGTTTTTTGTCCCTGTCGGTTTCAGGAACATGATCCTGTTGAACGATCGGCACAGGCGGCTTCTTTTTCAACCATGCTCTGAACCGCTCCCAGAAGCTCATTTCTCAACCTTGTCGATTGCCGCCCTCTGTCCCGCCCCCTGGATGCCGGAAAAGACAGCATATCCTCCGAGGATCAGGCTGAGAGATTCGTCGAAAGACAATTCCGGCAAACCAAGAGAACTCAACGCATCGGGAAACATGATCATCGCAAGGCCCATAAGGCCCATGACGATTTTCCCTATCGCCCCGATGTAGCTTTTTTTGCCATCTAACCTTGTGCCGAGCCATCGCAGTAGATTTGTCAGTAACTTACCTGTCATGGAGCCACCAAAACCTTTCTTTCCGTCCCGTATTGGGCATAGGGCTGTGCAAGCATCCTCACCCCCAGATACCAGATATAAGCCCGTGCCGGGCACATTCCATCCTCGACGCATATTTCCCGCAGCAGACTGTCCGCCTTATTACGGCACGAGAGAGGCAACAAACCCATCCTCATTAGCTGGTACAGAGCATCGTGGCCAAGTGACGCCCGCATGCTGTCCTGCGTGTCAAACGTCGGGCCGCTCGCCCCGTCCCAGGCATAACCCTTATGGCAGGTCAGCTTTCCGTTTTCGTCGAGGTCGATATAGTCTGTGTGCACCCCGCCCCGCCCAGGGGAAATGCCTGTATCGAGCGAACAGTTGCACACAAGCTGATATTTATATCCTCTTTTATACTGAATCATTTCACGATCTCGATCTTGAGTACCGGAGCCTGCGGCACCGTCTTGATGATCACGATTCCGGACGCTTCAGAGCGTCCCCACATATTACAAGCCTTAACCGAATAGGAGTGCTCCCCTTTTGCGATATCGGCGAGGTCATATCTCAATGAGCCATCGGCTTGCGCGTCAACCGCCGATAAGGCTGTTCCGTTATCCATGATCTCATATCCCGTCACGCCCTCCTGCGGATCGCAGACCAGAAACGGGGTTGCGTGTGCGCTGACGGCAAACAACAGGGCAATAAAGATAATCGCTATCTTTTTCATATCGTCATTCCCTCCATAAATCCGACGACCGCCGACCGAATCAGCGGCATTTTAATGTCCGGCACTGCATCGATGTCCGGGGAAAAGTTCAATTCACTGAAGAGAATCGCCAGGGCCGCCTTCTGCTCCGGCTTTTCCGCCTCCTGCATGACCTCTGAAAAGAGTTTCTTGAACAGGGCGTTGACGAACAGGGTGTTCTCTTTCTTGTTCGCCGTGGCGAGAAGAATCTTCGCCGTGGCGATATACTTTGCATTGTTCGCCCCGACAAGAATCCCGGCTGCATAGGCGAGGCGTTTAGCTCTTGCTTCACCTCCTTCAAACAGTCTCCTGAAAAAATTCGCTATGGCTGAAAACATTTTCATCCTTCCTTCAGCATCTGACATATACGCAGGCTCCTGTTACCCACCTGTGAATACCATTTCGTTGATTTCAAATTCTCCGCGGCCTCATTCCATTTCCCGGCATTAATCAGATTATTCGTTTGCACAAACTTGCTTAATCTGGTGTAACCGAGATTGAAACACATATCGATCAGCGCGTGTTTCCGCCTCATGCTGAACGTATGGAAATCAGGATACAGGCGAACCGCGCCCTGTGTAGCCTTGAGAATGTCGCTTTTCAGCAGATCATTCGCCATGGTGGTCGTTATCTGCCCGTTAAGACCGAAATATCTCTGCATTTCAGCGGGGAGCGGATTCGCGGCAAGATTATGGCCGTAACCGACAGTCAGCACCCCAGAGCTGCAGTAATAAGGAGTAAGCCGCAACCCTTCATTTTTCTTAATCATATCTCGCAACAATACATCAGGATTTACTGCCATATAGCACCTCGCGCGCGGCATCGAAACAGGCGGCCAACAGAAGATCCTTTTGCACATAGCGGTCAAAATCACCCGCGATATCGTTCATCTTCGGGCTATGAGGATGACCGGTGTTGATGATTATCATTACGCTGGATCGCTGAAGCTCCTGGAATTCCCTATCCCGTTCTTTTGCGTAGAGAAACAGGGCAAGGGCTTTTTCCGTTGATAGTCCGCAAATCTTCTCAATGCTTATGGCCGTTCCTCATGATTACTGTAGTTGCAGCGAAACGCCCGGTGTTCACCTTCCAGCCGGTAAAATCGTTCGGAAAGGACGTTAAGCCGCGAATAAAGCTCCGCCTGATTGCGGTCAATTTGCTTCAGGGTGCGGATTGCAAACCAGCCGACAATGCCGATTGCAATGCCAAAAATAAATTGAACAAAGTCGATATGTTCCGTTAATGTTTCCACTGTCCTCCCGCCCTCCCCTATTTTAGGATCACTCTTGAAATGTCAAAACAGCCCCGGCTCCGATGGACACCGACGCACCGCTCCCGACGCTCATCATTCGAATGCTGGCCGGAGGGCCTTCCAGTGGCGTCGTGCCGTTCAGGAATTCCTCAAGATTCGTGTAACCATCATTGTCTTCATCCGCCATGGGATCTGTCACGCCATATAGGGTCTCCCATGCATCGGGCATCCCGTCATGATCTGTGTCGGTGTATCCTGTCCCGGCGGCAAGGTCAGGCCAGCCGTCGGCATCGAGGGGATAGGTTTCCAGGTCAACACCGGCTGCGGTATAATCAGTTTCCGACAGGATATAAACAGATCCCCGGCATTCATCGATACAGGTCGATGCCCCCGGTGCGTCAATCCATTTTCCCGTTCCGTTGGCTATCTGATAGACAATCCTCTGATCCACTGCATCCCGGCGGTTGCTCCAGGTGCCGTCGGCATTGAGCATTCTGCTGTTCCCAGCCCCGCCGTCGGAAATCAGATCCACATATGCGTCAATGGCGGATTTCTCCGATATCGGAAAATCACTCATCGCATACCGGGCGCCTGCAATATAGGTCCGCGGTGGTGAAGGAAAGGAATTAAGGGAAGGATCGAAACAGTAATACTCCGGCAATCCGTCGTGTGTGCGGTAACCGTCGATATTCCCCTCGACGTACCAGCCCCAGGAGATAGCCCCGTCTCCATAATAATAGGGTTCGATTGTGTAGTTCGCCGGATCGCTGTTCGGGCCTTTCTTTACGTAGTTCTTGATGACGTTGTAAGCGGATTCCGTAAAAGCCCCACGGACATAGAAGATATGTGGATTGTTTCCGGCATTATAGGTGACATTGTTGACATCTTCTCCCCGCCCCGCCAGGTCAAACAGGGGATTGCGGTCGTGATTGTGGGCGAAAAGATTGTTGTGGATGGAGATATCATACGCCCCTTTCATGTCGTAGGCGTTGTTCCCGTAACGGCCGGCGAACATGCCTCCCTTGCCGTGGTTAACCGCCCCGCCCGAATGCGTGGAATAATGCAGTGCTTCAGAAATCAGGTTGTTTTGGGCAGTCGATGAATGAACCTGGTACTGCCAGCCCATGCATTCATCCGTCGCCCAACTGATGGAGCAATGGTCGATGATGATGTTATAGACATTAGTTGAGCCGTTATCCCCAACCATAATACCGTGGTTGTCTCCGCCGGGGCCACGCCGGAAGGACATATACCGGATAACGACATCATGCGTTTCGACAATAAAATCCGCGCCCCTGACGGCAATTCCGCCGCCCGGCGCCGTCTGTCCGGCAATGGTGATGTAGGGATTGGTGATGGTCAGAGCCGATGACAGAGTAATTGTCCCGCCTGTTTTGAAGATGACGAACCGGGGGCCGCTGGCTTCCACAGCCGCACGGAAAGATCCCGCGCCGCTGTCGTTGGTATTTGTTACCTCATATACTGTGAAGGAATAAGGACCAGAAGAGCTTCCCCGGCCACCCACGGATGCTGCCCCAAAACCTTTCGCTTCCGGGAAGGCGGGGATATCCGCCCCGAATCCGGATGCCGTAAGGCAAGACAGCAGCAGAACAAACAGAATTCTAAGGCGTATTGATATTGACATATCCGAACTCCACATCTATGGTCTCGCCGGTTCCCCATCCGACAGGGGCGCCGATTCTCAGGTATCGCCCGTCAACCGTGGCGGATCGGGAAAAGGTGCATTCCGAAGCAGTATCGCAGGTTGCAACTTCCAGAATCTGGAAATACGAGTTTTCAGCCGTCGGATCGGAATGAATCTTGATCCGGTACCAGGTATCTTTTGCGATTGCCGCAGGCGTCGAGTCCGTTGCCCCGGATGCGAAAAGATAATACGTGCCTCCTGTGTTTTGAATCACCAGCGATATCGGGCTTGATGATCCGGAAAACCAGTCTGCTATAATCCCGATGCCGGAATCAGCGAGGGTCACGTCGTCAATGTATAGTTCCAGGTAGATATCAATTGCTCCGGAGCGGCTGATCGGTTCACCGTTGTCCCATGTCGTGTAGGTTTCAGTCGGCCCGGAAGTGATATTGACGCCTTCAGTACAGCTATATGCCGGTGGAGTGCCGGACAGTGCAAAGTCCTCGTCCACAGTCCCGTCGCCGATCGTTTCCGTCCAGGACAGTTCGTAACCCGTGCCGAGAAAGCCTTCGTTCATCACGTTGCCTAGCTGGGTAGTGGAACAATCATCCCCCTGGCATCCGCACACCGTAACGCTCATCCATGCGCCTACAGGCGATACAGCCAAAATAGCAGCCGTTAAAACAATCCCAAGAATCCATTTTATTTTATTCATCGGTCCACACCCCCGATTTTCCTAAAACCGTCCAGCCGTCGGCGCTGTCGGCAACCAGACAGACAAAATTACCCGTATCCCCGGCTGAAGTGATCTTGTGCCCGTCAGCATTCCGGATATCCGTTCCGTTGCGGATTCCGTCGGAGTTGTTCGGGACAACCATTTTCGCCGTGGCGTCCGTGGAATAGACGCATACGTTCATGCCGGCCGCAACCGCGGGAAGGGTCAGCGTCTTGTTCCCGGACATCCATACCATGTAGCCGTAAGCTTCCTGGGCGCTGTCCGTTCCGAGGACATAGTCATCGGATTTGGTGATCATGGGAATCTTGCCGGAAATCGTGCCGGTCGTGGCGAAATTCAGGGAACCCAGGCCATAAGATGTTGATGAAACTGTCGGATTGAACGTGACGTTGTCCGTGGCGGTGTATTTAATGGTAACCAGTTTGGTGTCGGAAATACCCGTCTGGTCGAATTTCAACGTACCTTTGGACGCGGTCGCACTTTTGAATTGAGCCGCGCTGTCATCAAACTGAGCGGCAATGGCGCTTGTCCATTGGGGAGCCGTTGCGCCGAGATTGACCTGCAGAATTTGTCCGGCCGTCCCGATGCCGAGAACATCCGCCGTATCGTTCCCGGTGCCGTATACCAGATCCCCTGCCGCAGCCCAGAGCGTATCGGTAGATACTCCGCCCCCGACGCCGCCGTCGCTGTTGCAGGCAATCACATTGCCGGACGCGCTATAGGTGCAGTATTTTCCGTCCGTCAGTGTACCGGTGACGTTGAACGTCTTCCCAGGACCGACAGAGAAACCAGCCGTTCCATTGGTAAGAGAAATCGTGTTGGTGTCGCCTCCGAGCACCAGGGTGCTGTCTCCTGTAAGATCGGCCGAACTTACAGTCAGGTAATGGGAATCGCCGTCATACAGTCTCAGTGAAGAATTGAAGGTGAATGGAAGTGTAGCCGACCAGCCGGTGGCCGAGGATATGAGGGTATTTCCTCCGTCAGCCTGCCCGGCAAAAACGGCGGAATCATCGAGCAATACGGCCCCATGCAGACGAATCCCCGTGTCAGCCGTTATGTCGAGGTAACCGTCAGCATCGCTATGCAGATACAGGCCGGAATCACGGAAGCGTAATTGTTTGTCGCCACCCACCATGAGGCCGGAACCGGGCATATGTGTCAGGACGACATCCTGAGAAGTCCCGAAATAAATGGATGCTGAATCGCCAAGATAGACGTTCCCCCATTCCGCATCGGTCGAGCCAATGGATGTGACGCCGGGGGCAATCGGCAGTATGGAGGTCGAGAACACCGGAGATTTAAGAAAATTGGCAACCGTTATTTTGCTTGTCGTCCCGGATGCAACCACGGGGATGATATCCGTTGCCGGAGTCAGGCTGGTCACTTCCGGAAGCCCGGTGAGCTTTACTTCCGCCGCCCAGACGTTCAAGGGCAAAAGCAGAAGGAGTAAAAATGCGAGCAGTTTTTTCTTCATTGTCATCCCACCTACAATTTGTTTACGAATATCAATTCGATGGTGAAGTCGGCCTCAACCGTGCCCTGATTCGCCACGGAAACCGTCAGATCCGATGAGACAGGCGGACAGTAATACCTCGACATCGTCGTACTGTATGGATGAGTTGCAGCCTCACCGGAGGCTGGAATCAGGTTGACGCCCTTCCCGCCGAGAAGGTCCGTCCCGTTGGCATTCTTAACCGACACATCCGCCGCATCGGGAGCCGTGCCGCCCGCGGTGGGCCAGGCGGATACCAGATAAAGGAACTTCCCCCTCAAATAGAGCATGTTTGCCTGGCTGATCGCCGCATCGGGCACCGATCCGTCCGTCGCATCGCCCGTATAAGCCAATTTGAGCTTCCACATCGAGCCGTCACGGGAAATATCCTCAACTTTTGATTCGGTATAAGATCCGGCCGCGTAGGCCGAGGGAATCAAAAAAAGAAAAGCGACGATCCCAAGCAAGAACAGAAATTTTTTCATAGCAATCCCCCTTCCTCATACCCCGATTACGACGACCTTGACCGAGGTCAGATCTGAAAGATCAGTCCCATCCGCCACCTCTTCATTGCCGGAATGCCCTTTCGTGTTGTATTCGATTAAGTAATCGTCGCCATCGGTCAACGCCCCGAGATTGACGGTGTTGTTTGCCGTATCCACTTTTTCGGATGCATCGTAGGCCGCTCCTTTGATGTCCGCATGAAAGATATCGCCTGCAGCCGGAGTCGCCAGGGCATTCAGAATGGCGATCTTAGACCCGAGGCCGACAGAGATTTTAAGACCGTCCGCCATGGCGTCAGTCTCATAATTGGGCTGTGTTACCGAAGTGATGGTTGAGAAAGGCTTTGACCCGTAAGTATAGCGGTATTTCCCGTTGGCTATCGCTTTCTGGGCATCCGCCACGGTAATGCTGATATCTTCGGTCTGGGCCTTCCCTTTGTAAGTGCCGGTGACACGGAGTGTAGTCGTTCCGACATAAAGGTTCAGTGCGCCTCCGCTATCGTTGGTGACGCAGAAGCAGACGTTTCGGGCGATATCGGGAGAGGCCGCCACCGTCAGGACGCCCAGGGCCGTCACAATGTCAGCCTGAGTCGCCGCTGCACAGATGACCGCGCCATTCGTCGGCAAAGCATTGCCGTCCGTCGTTTGTGCGTCCGTATTGGCAGAACCGAGGATGCTGTTGCAGAACTGCTGAACGGCCATAATCGTTCGGTATGCTTTCAGCTTCTGGTTGGTCTCATCGAAACCGAACTGAGCACCGGAAACGGGCGGGATAAGCACGGCATCGACCGCATGAATGCCGAACAACTGCTCCACGTTGAACGATTCCCCGCCGGACGGATAACCCGAACCAAAGGCAATATCAGCCAGGGCAATAGCTCTATCGCCAAAAACGGTATATTTAAACGAATTGACTGATATCGTCATGAGTTCCCCCTCCCTAATAGCCTATTGCCATCCACCAGCCGTCAACATCAGCCGTGGTTACACAAGTTACCGAAGATCCGGCACAGGGAAGGGTTTTATTGATTGCAGGGGCATCGGCAGATACAGCTGAACCGCCGCACTGCAGGAATATCTTTTCGCAGACGTGAAGACCGGTGTTGATATCCCCGCCTGTTGAACCGCCTGTATTGGTAAATGTGCCCATCGTGACCCGTTTATTTCCGAAAACGGTTTCATCGGTTTTTGAAGCTGAAAAAGCCATGATCTTGCTCCTTCCTTATGTGGGTGGGAAGCGCCCAGGGGAGACAATTCAATTTCCCCAGGCGCAACCCAAAGAGTTTCATTAATACCCGGGCACCGCCAGATTGATCAGGCCGTATTCCCCGCTTGCATTGACGGACAGGACCGTTCCGACAGCCGGTTCGTTCTCGTCCGATCCATCCCGGTCCAGAGGCTCAACAGCGCCGGCAACACCATCCGATACGCGGACGTGCTGCCCGATGACGATAGTGCCGTCAACCAGGATCGGGCAGGGACCTTTCACCTGATTCCAGAAATAGTAAGCGGCTGTAACCGGGATCAGAGGCACCCCGGCCGGTGCGGAAGTCAGCGTGGTCGGAGCCACGATAACTGAATCCTGAACATTCTTGATCAGGGAGACCGTACCGGAGCCAGCCGTAACAGCTACGCGGATCGGGTCATACAGATAAACTTTGACGGCAGTAGTTCCGGCCGCATGGCCTTTTATTCGGTAGATATGAGCCTCGCCGGTGTCGTCATTCACCCACAACCAGCCGTCTTTGTAATAGTCGGCCGTAACCGCCCCGCCGAAAGTGACGGAAATCGAGAGATCACCCACCGCAGCATCGGCCGCCACAACTTCATCATTGGCATTGGCGGAAGGTGCCGGGCTCTGGGTCATTTTGCCCGCGGCCAGGTCAACTGCCCCGTTTTTGGCATAGGCAAACACCCGGCCGTCGTCCAAAGTGCGGATAGTGCCGAGTTTTTCCTTCTGCACCGCTGACTGCTGATAGATACCCTGAAAGAAACTTGAAATTTTCATAGGGCCATGAGTAGCCATAATTATTTTCCTCCTTAGAAGAATTGAGAGAGATCCGGGACCGCATCAGCCCCGGATCGTCAGATCGTTAAGTTATTTAGCTCAGGTTGGTATGAACCGTGTGTGCCTTGCGGTTTGAGCATACAAGGTTTCCATCCCAGAAGATTTTCATGGACTTGCCGGGTACGCCGGTCGGGGTCAGATTTGCCCACGGATCGCGGGAGAAATACCCCTTCTTGTGCACGGCAAAACCGATGAAATTGGAATTCAGGGCAAAGAAATCACCGCTCGGGCAGTAATCATCAGCCGCAATCAGCATCCCCTCGAAAACCAGATTGGTGAACCCGGCATTGACGGTATCCTTGTCCTCCTGGAAACGCTGCTGAACCTGAAGCGCGCCGGAAATGACGTTGAAAAGATCCTCGGTCGTAATTCCGATGTCGGGCTTCCCGCCTTTCCCGCTGCCAACCTTGACGGAACTGCGCAGCTTGCGAAGTACGGCCAGGGAAATGTTTTCCGAATCGGTCGTGCTTTTGGCAGCCCAGGGTTTCGTGACGCCGTCTGCAGACACCAGATCGTTTTCAGCAATACCGCCATAGGTAACGCTGGAAGGCCCGGTTGTCAGGGAAAGCAGGCCGGTCAGTTCCATGGCACTGTCGGTAACGGAAGAATAAAGCTGGTCTGCAATCTTCTTCCGGGCCGTTTTCTGGGCGCCATAGATCCGGGATTCGACAAGCTGCACGTCAGCATAGTCTCCGGCATTCTTCAGCTCATCAATCCGGTGAATGGTGGCGTTGCCGTAAACGTGCTTCCACTGGAAGAATGCCGCCTGAATGCTTTCCCGGTCATCCGAAGACAGGATGGAAGCTTTGTTATAAAAACCGCCTTCCTGCTCGTCGTAGTTCAACGGGATACGGATTCGTTCACCGCCGGCAGGCCGTTCCCAGATTCCCCGCTTTTTCTTCATGAGAAGATCCATAAGAAATGAATCTTCGAAATAGATATCAATGGCCTTTTTCCCGTCAGCCATGAAATAATATCTGGTGGTCGCTTCGAGCTCAGTTAATGAGAGAGCCATTTTATTCCCTCCTTAGAATAGAGAAGAGGGCGAATAAGGGTTTTACGGTGACAATGCGTTCCGGCTTGCTTGCAGGATCGAGGTCAACACCGATGTTCGCCCTCCATATTTTTTGGTATTGGTTAATTCCACGGGCACATCCGCACCGCCGCTTGACTGGCGGGCAGGTCCGCCGCTCAACACTTCCGCATTGCGCTTGGCTCGGAAATTGGCCGTGATCTTTTCAGTGGCTTCTTTCACCGCTGCATCGATACGGGCTTGCACCCGCGCCTCTCCCGTTAGCATCTGATGGGCTGAAATCGCGTTATGGCCGGGGTTCTCATCCATGAACTTCTGAATCTCCCCCGATTCCCACAGGTCATTGAAATCCGGATTTGCTTCGGCATAAGAACTGAATGTCGCATGCACCTTCTGATTCAAGGCGTTCTGCTGTTCTTTCTGCTGAGTTTTCATTTCTATGTCCGCATGGATCTTTGCGGTTAGATTCGCAACAAACCCTTTAGGGTCATCTTCCATCCACTCACGGATTTCATCGTCGCTGAATTGGCTCAGGTCCTTAAAATCCGACGGCAATGGAGCAACCGGGGCTGCCTCCTGCTGTTTTGCCAGAACATCGAGCTGCGCCTTCAGCCTGATGTTTTCTTCCCGCGTTTCATCCCTCTGTTTGATAATTCTCTGCCACGCCGGGTCTTTATCGTATCGCCCGTCCTGGCCTTCCTGGGGCTTCTCTTCCCCATCGTCCGCTTTGGCTTCCTTATTCTGGTCGCCTGCCCCGTCCTTTTCTTCTGCGGCACCCTGGCCGTCATCGGAACCTTCGTCGCCTTCATCGCTTTCAGGCGTTAAGTCCCGAATATCGGGGCTGCTTAACATCGAACTGTCCAAGGATGACGAATCCTCGGCCCGGCTGCCTTCGTCCGTGCCACCCTGGGCACTATCGGACGGCATTCCGATCTCGTTAGCGTCGATTCCAGTTTCTGTTGCCATGCTGTGTTTCCTCCTTGGTGAAATAAAAAAAGGCCACCCTCCGAATTAACGGAAAGTGGCCTTTGCTCTCGTTTACTGCCTTGAGAATTAGGCGATATGTGAATGTTAAGGAGTTACTTTAACAGGGATAATAATCTCCTTTTCAGTGATTCAAGTTGCTTCAGGATCTCGATAATCTCTTTCTTCTGGATTTCGGTCATCGGACTTCCAGCCTCCGGCTTTCCTGCAGCTTCTGCATCATGAAATCAACGAATTTGCCATGATCCACCGGCTCGGGCTTACGGGCCACGGGTGGGGCGCCATGATCGGTATAGTCAAGAGGCTTGATCCCCTCGCCTTTCATCCACGCCTTGTAATTCTCCCGCGTCGGGTTCTCCCGGAAATTCCGGACATGGGGGCGGTTGTCGTCCTTGTCGACAACATCCAGCACTGATCTCAGCCAGGGGGCATCCTGATTGCTGCAATACACGCGTCCCAAGCTGATGATTCGCTTCGCCTCACAGCCGCATGTCAAACAAATGCCAAACTGATCGTCGGCATTACAAAGCTGCTCAAAGATTTCCCCGCATTCCGGGCATTCGAAATCACTCAGTATGGGCATTGTTCGATTTTCCTCCCTGCTCATTGTATCCGGGCCGATTGTTCAGGCTGGAAACGATCTGAGCCCCGGTCTTGATATCTTCCCGGTCATGACTTCGAATGTTATTTTCCATCTCCTGAACAGCCTTTGCCCGCTGCATGGTCAAATTTTCCTTGTCGAACTGGATGCCAGCCAGTTTAACCTGTTGCTCAATGGCTTCCGTCTGAATCTTCGCCGCCGTCAGTGCCGCTTCCGCCTCAATCTTCTTGACCTCGGCCTGTGCCTTCATCACTTCAGGGTCAGGCTGTTCCTGCGGCATTCCACCCTTTTCCGCCATGATCTGCTTGACGAATTCAGGGAAGGAGGGCATTTGCCCGGTCTTTAACGCCTGATCCAATTTCTTGGGATCTGCTTCGGCAATCCCCCTGAAGTATTCAAGGAATTCAGGCGGTACGCCTACTTTGGTCAACGCCTCGAATGCCGCTCCCAACGGTCCGGCCTGCATCCGCTTAACGATCTCGGCGCGATTAGAGATATCCAGGCGCTCCAACAGTTCCGGCTGATCAATGGCCCTCTCCCTCCAAAGTTCTATCGCCTCTTCACGCTGCTGCACTCTCGATATCGGCAACGTGGAACCGCTCACCACCGTCAGCTTGGCCGGGATGATCATTTCCGTGCCTACAACAGGCTTGACCGCCTCTTCGCCTGACGGGTCCTTGTAGGTAATCCAGCGTTCTTCGGTATAGAAATTCATAACGTGGGATAGATACATCCGCCCGCGCTCCCGGATCAGACGGCCGTAATTGCGGATCTTGCCCCGTTTCATGGTCGCCGCTCTCTCCAGAAGGGCTGCTATAGCCTTGTAAGCGATGACGTTCTTGCCCTGCTGCGCACTGTCCAGGTCAAACGTCCCGGCAATCATCAGAAGCAATGACTTGATGATCTCGATGGCGCTTTGCACATCGCCGGTGGGGGCGGGAGGGATCAGCCAGCGGAGACCTTGAGCGGTCATCTGACTTGACGGGCGCACAACGGAAATGTAGTTTGTCAATTCCTCATTTTCGACGCCTGAATCCATGGGATTGATCAGTTTCGCCCGGATCATCCGGTCTTTTTCAAGAATCATCTGAGACAGAGACTTATCCAGCTCCCGCTGCAGCCATTCGATCTGTTCGATATCACTCGACCCCCAAGCGCTTGCCGTATCCTTGACGGAATTGACGGCCACAAAGGGAAACTTGTCATAAAGATAGGTCTTCTCGGCTTCTTCCGGCGGCAGGTTCGGATTGATGTTTGGATTATCCTTGTCCTCGAGGACAACTTCCCCGGAACACGCCCGGATATAGCGGATCTCGCCGGTGTATTTCGGCTGCGAATCCCGGACAATCTTGCCATCCTCATCTTCGTAAGGATCGCCGACATATATTTTAGAGCGGTCCCGGAGCCACATTTCACAGACCACCGTTTCCTCTTCCAGCAAACCTTCTCCGTGGCCGGAAAAAAAGTTGACGATGTTCTTGATCGCCCCGCCGATTGAGATATTGGAACCCTCGCCTTTTTCCTTGTGCATCCCGATATCTCGCCGATCGTCGTGAAGCTCGGCTATTATGTCCATGTCCGCCTTGATCTTGTTGGCTTTGTCCGGATACTTCTCACACAAATAGCGGATAGGCATGGGATAAAAATGAACCACCGCCTCGCATTTCCGCGGGTTGTTGATGTCTTTGGGGTTTTTCAGGTCGAGCGGATACCACCCGAAATAGAAGGGGTCCACGATCTCGGTTTCCACTTCGCCCAGGCCGATTTCCAAATCCGGGTTAAACACCACCTTTTCGATGGTAATCCCGTACATTTCGCCGTTGAGAACAGACGATTCCAGGGCATCCTGCTGTTCCTGCTCGATCCACCAATGTTCGGTTGTGTGCTGCAGGTCAAGACCGAACTGTTTCTTTGCTTCATCAACCTGACCGATCTGAGCCACGTTGAACGTAGGGTTGTTATCCGTCAGCTCGTTTTTTGTCCGCTCAACATGGGTGTAGATAAGATTCGCGGTTGTCAGCGGCAGTTTCGACGATGATTTCGCCCTCCAGTGCTCATTTTTCCACAGGCGGTAATTTTCATTCCATTTCTTGTGTAACCCGAGCTGCTGCTTGTCCTCGATGATCGTATTCAGGACAGCGAAAACGTGTTTCCCCACATCCTTACGGCCTTCAGGCGGTATGAGCCATGTTTCCCGTTTGTCCGGCATCAGTTGACACCTTTCCGCTTACTGCGTCGAGTTTTATTGACTTCTTTCTTTTCCTCTTCCATCATCCCCAGGTCTTTCCGGGAAAGCCGCAAGGCCTTCTCTTCGGAGAGGGAGAACGACCGATCACAAATCTTGTCCCGATCCAGATCCTCCGGCGCCTCCGTCAGATACGGGGTGCTGCCGTCCTCCGGGATGATTAACAGGCCCTTATCCGTCAGGATCTCATTGTCCTTCAGCATGGCCCGGTGAATACGCCCATAGGAGCAAAGCATCGATTCCCAGTCAGTACCCGGCTCAAACGGTGGCGGGTATCCATGATCAGGGTCAGGCGATGAAAACATGCTCCCATTAATCGGATAGGCCAGATTACAATTCACCTTGCCTACTCTCTCGCCGCACACCTGACAGATAACGTACAGATCCAGGGTAATCATTTATTCCACCGTCGGGATTCTTTGATTGATATCAGGCCTGCCAAACATCGCCTCATGATACGGGTCCTCGATAGCTTCAGGTTTCGGTTTCTTCTTGATTTCGATCTTCGGAAGCAAATCATCGATCTTGCCGGTCGTGAAACGGCCCAGGAAGAACCCCAGACAAATCAGCAAAATTGAAAAGACCACCGCAATCACACAAAGTGTTATGGCCTCGCCGTATGTGATCATTCCCCTTCCCCCCTGTTAATAGTCGTCCAAATCACTGTATCCGCCACCTACCATTCTTGCGGACTCGTGACGCAAAAACCGCTGTTGAATTTCCTGTTCCCTGATCATCGCGCCGATATCATCATCGTCATGGCGCTTCATGATCTTCTCGATATGCCTTTGCGCCTCGGTCTTGGTCGGTTCCGGGACTCTCAGGGACATGGGCCGGGCTGTACAAAACAGCGCAGCGGAGTCATAACAATGTTCCTCGCTCTTATCGTCAATGGCTTCCGGGTCGTTCTTATCTACCGGGATATCCGGGATTGTCCGGATGAACTGCTCGCAGCATGGGTAAACCATCATCATCGGCATGGACCCATCATCAGGGATCTTCAGCCGTTCCCGGAATTGCCGAATCTTAATAGACCGGCTTGGGTCGCCAGGCTGCATGTACAACCCAAAATGCGAAAAGACCTCGGCCGTGCTTGGCCCTTGTCCTCCGCCTTTGTAATCCGGCTTCTTCTGGAAACAATCAGGGTTTGAAAGCCGGATGCACTTGTCAAAAGAAATGCCATATTTTTCAGTTAAATCCTTTTCCCGCCTGACGATCTCCTGGGCCACCCTTGAATCTTCCCATCGCAACCCCTGGTTGGGTGTGCCATTCCAGCCGTACCACTCGGCAAAAATATACCCGCGTCCGTCGGCATCCACCCACCACCACAGCCAGGAAAACGGTGCACCAAAACCCCAGTCAAAAGTAGTGTAAAGCGGCGCATATTGGGGGATTGGGATTGCCTCAGAAAGAACATGATGCTGCCGGGAAAACGTGAACGCCTGCCCTTGATACACTTCCCACGAGCCATCACGAAATGCCTGCCGTAATTGCTCGGGAAGAGTGGATAGAACTTGCCAGTAAGACGCATCCAAATGAGGATTGTCATCCGCCTTGGAGGGAATAAACTTGAACAGGTGCCGGAAATCTATCGGCTCGATGAATTCCGGAGGATAAACTCTATCAATCCAGTATGCCTTGCAGTAACCGTGACCGACACCGCCGGGGTTTGTCGCCCCGATAAACACACACTCATTGTCAGGGATGCCAGGCCAGCGGAGCCGCATTCTCAAATCTGTAAATGTCTGCAGGGGATTTTTTGTCAACTCGTCAACAAGAATCGCTGCGAATTCGGCTGATTGATATTTGCTCGGGTCGTCGAGGTTTCTTAAACAGATAATGCCGGAGCCATATTCAGGCGCCAGGATAAAACATTTCCCGTGTGCTTTGTGGTCGTCGTGGTACTTCCCGAGCCATTCAGGAAACTCGCGGGTGATTTTGGATATCTGTCGGTCCTTCAGAGTTGGATAATCTTCAGAGGCAATCATCACCGGCACACCAGTCAAGCCGTACCTGGAATAAAAACCCATCAGCAGCCGCACCGCAATCCAGCGCAGGAGATAGCTTTTCCCGCCACCTAATGCCCCGCCATACAGGATAAACTTGAATCCGTCGTCGATTGCCTCACATGCTTCAAGCTGCCGCTCTGTGAAGTGGGCTATCTCGGTGTCGAAATCAAGCGTCTGTTGTATTTCGGCTGCTTCGGACATTGATCATCACAAAAGGTTTATTGAACGTGTGTTCCTGTTCAGTTTTGTCTTTATAATCCGCGTGATTCTTTAACCAGAAGATCGGGCCTGCTGCATTTTTGCCAACCAGGAGCATTTCTTCGACATACATCTCAACGGTTTGCTTGGCCTTTTTGACTATGTCAGAAAACCGTCCATCTTTTGCATACTGGCATAATGTTTCTCGCGTCATTCCCAAGTGCAGGGCCAGTCCCATAATCGTATAAGGTCTGTTCTGATACCGGACATTCGATTCAGTGATGTTCCCGTCCTTGTCTGTTACCTGGGTTATCTTGTCGATCCAGCACGATTCGAAATACTCATCGATCTTGTATTGCAGGTCCTCTCTCTTTTTGTATTTCGGTGGTCGGCCCCCAAGATTCTTCATAGTCATGCTGCTTTGCCCTTTCATTGTGGCAACAGCCTACCACAGGAATTTTACCAAAACCGTGCATGACCGCGTATGATCGCCTATGGCCGCGTACGATCACTTTTTGTATCTTGACTGGGGATTAAAAAAGGCCGAGGACCGGCCTTGAGGTATGATATTTCATATATTGACATACTGGATGAAATTTGTCTTTTATATAGCATTATTTGCACTATATGAAATATGATTGCCGTTATTACTTCCAGAAGTCAATTAAACGTATACTTGTGAAATATGTCTGATTTTGAACAACAATTATTGTCAATATTTTAGGAAGTACGAAGTTTACTTTTAATCCACATATTGACTGTTTGGCTTAAGAATTAGGTAGAATGCCGAAAAGAACAAATGAATTTCAAAAAATCGTCTTCTTGGTAAAGAAGCATGTAGCCACGGGTGCTACCGTTACGGAGTCGAAGCTTCTCCGTGACAGGATTACGGGTACTGAGCGAGAGGTGGACATATACGTTGAGTCCGTTATTGCTGGCCACAAGGTGGCTATCAGCGTTGAATGCCGGGACCGTGGGCAAAGAGCTGATGTGCAATGGGTCGAAGAAATGAAGGCCAAACACGAGCGCCTACCGACCAATGCACTGGTGTTAATTTCGAGCTCTGGTGTGAGATTACTTTTAGTATGCGAAAAAGTAGGGACTGAAGAAGAGTTAATTTTTGTTGCGAGGAATTGGGATAAGACGTGATTATTTGGGATGTTACGGGATGGGGAGCATGGAGAAGTTGATTAAAGAGGAGTTTGCGAGAGATTTTTTGATTTTGGGTTTAAATAAGATATTTTACTTTTAGTTTGCGACACGTTTTTTTGAATTTTAATATTTTTTCGATCATACATGTCTTTCATTTTGATCATGCTTTTCTAAGATGGAAAACCATTCATTAAGGTTTTTTCTTATTTCCCACCAGGCCAGAAAAACAACGGACATGGTTCCCACGGAAACGGAAATACAGAATGCCGCTAGACAGTCGCATTCTATCACGCCAAGCGTAAATTGGATGACTGATGTGAGGAATGATCCGAATACGCAATAAACTAAAAAGGTGCCTAACCGTTTCAAGGGACCGTATGAAGATATATTAGGGTTTAAATGCCGCATTTCATTTAGCCGTTCTTTATATAGAGGATGTTCGTATAAACCCTCTTTAAGTTTAATTAAAACAAATGTTTTAAGAGATAATAGAAAACCTCCTATGGTCAAAAAGCCAGTAAATAAGGGAACTCTCATGTTTTTGGCATAGAATTCATATATCCCAATTATGTTAAAGTAATTCAAAACACTTAAAATCACAATACATAATAAAAACGATGTAATTGGGATGATATAAATTCTTTTCATTTTAAATGAAATGCTTTTCACTGCCTTTCCGTAATCTTCCCCTTCAGCCACTCATGCACCAGATCAGCATCGCTATGCCACCCGCCGTCGATCTTCTTTGCCGGAAAATCCTCTTCCCTGATCCACCGCTTGACCGTACCCCAGGACCGACCGACAAAATCAGAAATCGCTTTCTTGCCAACCAGGAGTTTACCCGCCATCAAAATACCCTCTTACATTTTTGTTTGTTATTTTATCTCAGATTGGGCTGCTCAGGCTGCCACTGCGCTTCGTTGCTTTGCACACTCCAGCGCAAGAAACTTCAGTGGGAGCCTTGCCTTGGATGTGCTATTGCGGTTATAGATCTCTTCAATCTGCTCAAGATGCTGATCGAGAGTCGCTTTTCTTTTCATATCTCCCCCGAACAGCTTTATTTTTGATTTCAGCCGTTTCATGTCCAGGTCTTGGACCCACAAAACCCTGGATAGCGCCTTGACAAACAAATCCTTGTTGTAAAATGGAACTTCACACGCCTTACATAGCAGGACAATTTCTTTCACGAGCTGCGCGTGGTTTGAAGTTTTATTGACCGAGAACTGCCCGCGCTTGAACTTTGGAGTAACATTCCCTCCCCCTGCGGTTTGTCCAGCCAGCATAGAGATCGAAAGTCCCGTGGGGATGCCTGTTTCCTCACAATATTTCTTTACTTCCAGATACTCCAGGTTCCCGGACCGACAGCCAGACACCAGGTAGTCTTTTAACTTCCAGTGATTGGTTGCCTGCTCCAGCTCAAATATTTCCGCTTCGTCCTGACAGACCACATAAAGCACAGGCATATTCAGCTTCTTGGCGACAAAGAAACGATGGTTGCCAGCCTTGATGATATATTTTCCGGTAGAGTCTTCCGCCTGGATAACATGCATGGGATAGGCGGGAATCCATCCATGATTGCGAAAAGAGGCTTCGAGGTTTTTGATCTTTTGAACGTCACGATTAAATTCCAGTAATTTAAACATCCCGTAATTTCTTGTTTCCCTTACCACATACTTATGGTTGCTCACGTCCTTCCCTCCCTCACCTGTGGTCTTGTATCCATTTAATGACATAATCCAATGCCGCATCCCGCTCCGGGTCGTCCAAACGAATGCGCTCCAACTGACTGATAGCAAAACCGACAAACTGCATGGCATCTGTCGGTATTCGTTCTTCCCTGATTAGTTTTGGGATGTCTTGTTGTCTCGGAGGAAGATCTTCTTTCCTCATGTCCTTTACAATCTTATAGACATGCGCGGCGGTAACTTTACCTTCTGGTGCGGTTTCGACGGCCTTCTGCCAGGCCTCTCGTTGTTTTTCCGGTTCGTCTTTGAATTTCAATAATGGTCTTGCTTGTGTTTCTGTTGTTGGAATAGTGCCTATAGGCACGGTTTTTACATTATCCACAGCATCACAGGAATTAATCAGGCGACGAGCATAATTGGCAGCAAAATCCCACACCTCCCTGCAATACGCCTCGAACGTCCCATATTTTCCGCCATTCTTTATCTTGTAGAGCTCCCGATCTCTGATCTCCATCAATGCCCTGCCGACGTCATAAAATGACTGCAGATTCCTGTTAATCACCCCTTCAAGACGCTCAAGATCGTTTTTGTCTTTCGTGATTGTCAACTCCATGTTTCACCTCTGCTTCTATCCTTTGCCAGCATTGTCAATGCCTCAGAATCCGTCAATCCGCCATCCACGGTCATGATCGCCAGACGCTCCAAGGTTTCCACGTCGAACAACTCCAGCCAGTCCGGAGGAAACGGCTGTGTGTCCGGATCTGGCTTAGACATGATTTCCCCTGCGCCTCATCTTTCGGTAATCCGGCATATTAACCGTGATAAGCTCCATTTCGCTGATCCGCGAGGCAATCCTTGAACCTGCGTACTGCTCAATTTCTTCCATTGTTTTGAGGTTTGTTGTGATAACAGTCTGCCGCTCCTGCCTGATCCGCCGATCCAGAATGAGATACAGCGTAGCCACGGTGAACTCACTGGGTTTCTCAGCCCCCAGGTCGTCGAGCACCAGAAATTGCCTTGTCGAATACCAATCAACGAGTGCTTTCTCGGTCGTTCCGGAACTGCCGTAAAACGATGATCTTATCTCCAGCAGCAATTCAGGTAGGGTAACGAACAGGGCGTCCTGGCTGTGTTTGATAAATTCATTCATCATGGACACGGCCAGATGGGTCTTGCCGCAGCCAGTATTTCCTGTGAGAAGGACACTTTTTCCTTCCGCCGCCAGATGCTTCAAAATACCGACAAGCTTTGCGCCTCCCTGAAAATTATCAAAGCTGCAATTTCTGTATTTCCGGTCAACGCCGCAAACGCCCAGGCGGGATACCGGCTTGGCTTCTTTCTGTGCGTCGTCGCCCGGAAAGATGATCACCCCGCTTTTCTGCAATTCATCCGACTTTACCCTGCACCGCTCTATCTGCTCAGTCAGGGCCATAGACAGTGGGTTCAGGCCAGGGGTTTCCATCGCTTTTCGCTCTTCCCGCATGCGCAAGAGTTTGGCCTGTGCCGCTTCGAGAATTTCCTGATCCATTGCCATTTGCATTGGCTCCTCCGTAGTCTTTCAGTGGGTATACATCTATCCAGCCGCATTTTATGGATTTATTCAGGACTGCCACAGGATCATGGTTGTGGATGCGTTTGATTCTTTTCAGTTCGGAGACAATGAGATTTAGGGCATAAGTGGTTTTTGCCGCCTTTTTCCTCTCCCTCAGAGCCATGTATGCTGCCCAGGTGTCAGGAGGAATCCAGTCAGGAAGGACAAAGGGAGCGTTAGCGGAATTTTTCTTTTTATCTTTTTCTTTTTTTTCCTTTCCTATTTCCCTTTCCCTTTCTCTTTCCCCGTTTTTGACGACGGAAACTTCATTTTGTGGGATTTCTTCCGCCGGAAACTCTGTTTCTTCCGGGAAAAACTCCGGAAACATGGTTTTGATCTTCTCTACCGTTGGCAGTTTTTCTTTCCTTTTTCGGTACGCATCAGCCACTCCATCGACAAAATTTTGAGAGTAAATGAGTTTCTTCCGCCATAAACCCGGATTAATGGCGTTTAAGGCGGAACATTGGTCAAGAATTGCGGTGAGTGTTTCCGGTTGGACTTTACAGTATGCTGCAAGATAAGCGAATTCGGAGGGATCGTTCATATTTAAGACATGGTTTTCTGAAGCCCCGAGGCGCTCCAGAATTTTGAACCATGCGGCGTAACCGTCATTTCCCCATATATTTTGAAGGATGAATAATGTTTTCCCGTGTTCTGTAACGTGGGGAAAGTAATTAACGGTTGCCTTTGTTGGTCGTCCCATTTATCTCACCAAAAACCGGTCCTGAACGCCCAAACCTTCGATCACGTCCTCTACTGACCGGGCACAAAAGGCAATTCCACCATGGGCGTTAATTTTATCGATGAATACCTGCTGCTGGACTGACAGCTTTCCCCTGGCCGTTTTGACCTCAATTCCCAGCATCCTGCCTTGCCAGATCCCGATAATGTCAGGAACGCCCGGTGTCGATCCCAGGCTTTGGAACTGCTTCCAATGCCACACTCCCAATTCCGTTAGTAGCCGGCGGATAGCTTTTGTTATCGCTTTTTCAGACAGGTCATCTCCCATCGGCATAAAATCTCCCTTTTTCATCACGAGGTATCTGGTTCATTTGACAATGAATTCTTTGGTGATCAGATGGATTACAAATCAGAAGGTTATCTGGATCATTATTGAGTTTGTTGCCGTCAATATGGTGGACAACTTCATCAGGATTGAGATATCTACATAGAGTTCTTTCCGCTATAATTCTGTGGTAGGCCACGCATCCGTGACTATTGCAAAAGGGATGGTTGGGCTTGTATAACACTAAATATTCACCATCCATGAAAGGCGTTTGTCTCGGCGGATTTACAGCATAATACTTTAGCAAACCGTCTTTTCTGCTTCTTATTGGTATCCCGTACCGTCGTAGATATTTATTTACAGTCACATCTGAACATCCGAGAATCTTTGCTGTTTTGGTTGTGCTATTTTCAGAATAGAGGTGCGCTAACTCCTCTGGAGTGACGATTCTCCCTTTAATCACAAGAAACTTGTTCGGCTTTCTTCTGATTGATTTAGTGATTTCCGCTTCAGACAGATTGTCGTTCATTCCCTTCCCCTATCCGCCCTCCCTGCCGCAACGCACATCCCGACGATAAACAGCCCGATCCACGCGCCGACAAAGCATCCTGATAAAAAAATTACAATCGGTGTCATGCCGCCTCCTGATCCATCGCCATTTCGAGCATCCAGAGGATTTGCTGTTCACGCGTTCTCCGCTGCTCGACGGCCAGAGTGTCAATCCACTTCAGCAGCCCCTGTTCCCGGTCGGTCAGGGGAAGCAGAAGGGTGTATCCCTCATCCGAAACGATATCCACCCGCTGAAAGTCGGCCAGAGTTTCCTGCTGACCGGCTGCCGGGTATTTCCGTTTCAGATCCTCGATGAGACGTTCAGATTTAGTCTTTTCCTCTACTCCATTATCCTGATACTTTTCTTCGGAAGCGCTTGCCGGTTCGGGCTTTGATTTATTTTCCTTGTTAGTTGCCTTGTTCCACGACCACAAATCTTTTTCCGGCCATTTACCAGGGTTCATGTTCTGGGCGACGGGCGCAATTTCATCCCTGGCCTCATCGATAGGCACATCGTGGTCAATGGCATCCTGAAGATGTTTCGCGCAGAATCCGCAAACCCTGTGGCCTTCGATTTTCTTCTTCCAACTCTGGTTTTCCCGCTCGCAGCACCAGCATGTTATTTTTTCTGGCATTGTCGCTTCACTTCCTCCCTTCCATTGTTCGCATTCGAGGCATTCCCGATAGCGGGATATGCCCTGTTCCAGATATTCAACGGCCTGCGTGTGACGCTCAAAACAGGCCTCGTCGGTCATGATTGGATTAATGATGCAGTGCATGATGGTTATTAAGGCCATCGATTCCGGAATGCGGCTCAATGGCAAAAGCCTGAATTCTGTAAATTTATGATTATAGGCGCAGGCATTCCTACCACCCCAACGACTCTTTCAGGAATTCCCCCATGGTGATCGGCATTTCCATCATGCGGCGATATCGATCCTTGGAAATCATAATCACCTCGGCATACTTCATGAGGGATTCCAGGTTCTTCATGCTGATATTTCCATCCCCATTTTTGAATTTTGACAAAGCTCCCGCATCCATCCCAATTTCATTTGCCAGTGTCGTTAACCCGTACCTGCTCACCATTTCTTGAAGTAAGTCTCCAAATAGAATTGCTCTCATCGTTGCCTCTAAACCGTTCAATTTAATTTGTTGGTTATTGTTCCCCATCGCTGTTATCCTCCCATCATGAGAATAATTTTCACTACGTGGAACGAAACAACATTGAATTATGACTGTGAAATTGATAAAGGGGCCTTGGGTATGGTGTCCGGCTTACGCTTGGGACGGCCCCCCTATTTTTGTGACTCAAGACTACAGCTCCGCGTTGCGATTAAAAAATGTTAACCAAAAAAGAACTTGAAACAAAAACTATCGAAGAACTTGCAGTGCTGGCCGAGAGGAATCATCCAGAATCGGCGGAAGGCATTCTTCTAAGAGAAGAAATAAAAAGCAGAACTATTTCTTCTTCCAGCGTTCAGCACTGGTACGCAAAGCCCGGCGGATTAATCTTGCTTGGCGTTGTCGCGTCTTTAATAGCAGGCGGTATATCGCTCTGTCTGTTCCAGCGGTAAGCCAAACAAGGAAACTATAAGCAAAGCAACCGCCGCTAAAACCGACAAGAACCGGGATAACTATATAAAACATAAAGTATTTCATTTATGCTCCTTTGATAGAGGTTCGGTTGCCAGACTCCTGATAAGCAAACAAAACGATTATGGTCGCCATGCTTAATCTTGGCGATGACTTTCATGGCTTCTCCTCCGGGAACAGCAGTTCCATGACCGTCACCTCTCCGTTTGTCGCCTCCTGGATGCGGAGGGCAAGCTACTTTTTTTGTGTTTGTAAATTAACAAATCTCTCGATGTTACGGCGCCACCAGTTTTTTTCTCAAACTCAAGGGCGATAACGAGCGACGGACATTTACGACCCTTAACGATTTCCGTCATATAGGGCGCAGATATGCCAATATCAGTTGACAGCTTTTTTAATGTTATTCCTTTGTCTATGCAGAATTTCTTTATAGGATGCATGAAGAATTATTAACTGATAGATAATTATTTGTCAAGAAAGAAAATAACATATGGCTAATATGATATCCGCAAAAGAACTTATCGAAATAGAGATGAAACGAAGAAGGATCAATCAGAGAGAAATGGCAAAACTATTGGGTGTTTCTGCACCATATGTTAGCGATATCCTTCATGAGAAGAAGTCAGGAGCTATTCGATTATTTGAATTTGCTGAAAAACTTGGAGTAGACATTTCAATCCCTAATGTGGAAAAATCCGACATCAGGACTACAAAAACAGTTCCTGTAATATCTTGGGTGCATGCTGGAATGTTTGAAGAATGCGTGGATATGTGGCCGGTTGGAATTTCCGGAGAAGGCGAGATGGTTCCCGTTCTGGTAAACGTCAGCGACTATGCTTTTGCCCTCCGAGTAGTAGGAGACAGCATGGAGCCTCGATATATTGAGGGTGATATTATAATCGTCGATCCGATGGCCCCTGTAAATAGCGGCGACAAGTGTGTAGTGAAAATTAACGAAGATGTAAGTTTTAAGATCATGAAGGAACGCGATGATGTATTCTTGATTTCGTCGCTGAACACAAAATATCCAGAGCAAATTATCAGGAAAGACAGCGATGTTGATTTTAAAGTGATCGGTAAAGTAGTTGGAATGTGGAGATATTAATTTTTAATTACGAAAGGAGATTATTATGAAAAAAGCATTGCTAGTTGCGATAGTTTTTATTCTTGTTCCTTCACTTTCATTCGCGGGAAATTACGTCCGAGGCCACTACCGGGATACCAACAACGACGGATACAAAGAAACCTATGTACAGCCTCACCAGCGGACATCCCCTAACAATACCCGGCTGGATAATTACAGCTATCCGGGCAATTACAATCCCAATTCTGGAACAATCACGCCTCGCAGCGACAGTTCGAGAAGCAATTCTTCTTCCAATCCATACAAATCTAATTCTTACAAACTGTGGTAGCTGCGAGTTGAAATCACTGCATTGCGGTAAATATTTACACGAAAGTTCTTGACAAACACGACGAAAGAGCCTATTGAGTAGCCATACAACACAGCAACACTTTTCCGGGGGGCAGCTTTTAAACACATAAGCCCCCCGAAACACTTTTAAGGGAACAGATTGAAGAAAGTAGCCCTTTTTATCGACTTTGAAAATCTTCGCAAGTCAACCTTCGAAAAAGCCAAAAACCTTCACTTTAAAAGAATTAACTACAACGACCCTTCTTGTTTTATCCCTTTCCTAAAATATTTTTTAAACCCTGACGAAGAAGTATATAGAATATTCGTCTACTTGTCAGAGCCTTTGAGAGAAATTCATTATAGGGGGAAACTATATGATTTCTCTTCAAAGTCTGCGTATCAAATGCATGTAAAGTTCATTGAAAATATGGAGATCCAAAATCATGTTGCTATGAGGAAAGGCAAATTAAAATTTCGTGGTTTTTTGGATGAGGAATGCACAAAGCCGGATTTAGTACAAAAGCAAGTCGATATGCTTATTGGACTTGATATCGCGCATGTTTCTTACAATAAACTTGTTGACAGTATAATGTTATTTTGTGCTGATACTGATTTAATTCCGGCCATGAAAACAGCGAGGATCAATGGTATACAAGTAATATCTACATTTTGTCCAGATGTCCAACCCTTAAATAATGATATAAAATCTCATTCTGATTTTATCAGGCCGGCTAACTACCAAGATATAGCAGCAACGTTGGCGAATCACCTTTAAAGCCATAGATAACCGCTGCGGCTATTGGCGTATTAGGTGCAATCCTTGGAGGATTGGTACAACGATACGGTCCAAGTCTTCCTTGGGAGCAGTCCATATGCACACAGCAACAACCCAAAGAAATAAAATCCCTACCCAACACAACGAGTACAAAATCGATTCACAATGAAGGTGCAACCAAGAAATGAATTTTCTCATATTAAACCTCTATCTGTTGCCACGGCTATTCAAAGGGCGTACCGGACAAAAAGACAATAGCCAGACAGATTACTGAGCAGTTACCTTATGATAGACTATACAGCAATTACGGCAATCGCAACCGTTGTTATGGCTTTATCTTTGATTATCATGCTTATTTGCTCTGTTGTTATTTATCGCACCTCAAAGCGCACAAATGATGAGCTTAGAGATTTAATCAGGTTTATTGCGGCCCGTGGTGGAACGATTAACAACGAAGCTCTTGATCGACAAATAAAAGAGATGAAAAATTGATGACTTCTTTTTGTTTTTTTCATCAAATTCCGCAATAAATTTTTTATAATTTTCCGTTGCAGTTATAGCCTGGGCAAGACGAAGCTTGTGCATTTGTTCTGTTGCCACGGCTATTCTCTCACAAGAGACAGATATTGATTTGAGCAGCTCAAGCGCCTCTGTATTCATAAATTCTCCTTATTCTGCCCATAATTGCTGCGCTGAATCTCCTGAAGAACATTCCCCAATAAAGATTTAATATCAAGCAACAGCGCAACAATTGTTTTCTTAAACAACGGCTCCCGATTTGTTGCATCGTCCAATTCTTTGTATAAATTCTTTATTTCCGCTTCAATCATGTCGTTTTTCATCTTTCCCCTCTCTCTTTTCATAGCCCCGAAACTCACCTTTCGTTGACTATCCCCTTCCGTTGTGAGAATGTCATGTTTGCTGAAAATGAATCTTAAAACATAAGGGGGTGAAAAAATGTTTAGCGACAAAGATCTTTTAAAGATGGCTGTCGAAATTGTTAAAGAATATGCAAGATCAGACAGCAAACCTTACACAAATCATAGCATAGAAAGCCTTCTCGATGCCGTATTCAACAAGCTCAAAGAAATAAACCAACCTAAATGTCAATCTTAACAATATTTTTGAGGATTTCCCCTGCGCCATAGGGGAAATTTTCTTTCAATACATCGATGATCGCCTGAAGAGTATGAATTTTAGCTTCGTCGGCGTATTTTGTATCTTTGCCGGTAATTTTATTTTCTTCTTCCATTTTTCCCTCCGTTTTCCCCACCTTACCCATCCCGAAGAATTATTGCAAGAAAAATTAACTGTATGCTATTTTCTTCTTGACAGTAAATTATCTATTAGCTAATATATCCCCAACAGCAACACAACCCCGGCCTTCACGGTAGCCGAAAGGCCATAACCCGCAGATCGTCGGGCACTTTGGAAACCGATATCTGAACCGCTCGACAGTCCGTTTCCCAAAGGCTGAATGCCAGGGAGGGAAACAAAAATGACATCGACGGACTCGGAACCTGGACAACGCAAGGTTGTTATACAGGCGGATCGGTAGGCGTAGGGAGAAAGATTTTTTCAAGGTTGTTTGCCCTGGATGAAAAAGACCACGGCAGCATTATCCGGGGCAGATAACCAAACAAAAGGGAGATAAGCCATGTTGAACATCATTAACGCCTGCGACATCAGCGACAACAAGCCGGAATGCAATCTGGATCTGGACGGCTGCGATTTCCGCGTACCCGATCCGGAAGATGGCCACTGCGAATACTGCGAAGATGGGCACTGTCTCAACGTCAATGCCATCGATGCGGCAATCAAAGACGAGTCGGCGTTTATGCGTCGGCATAGATGGATGTGCAACCATAATCTCGAATGGTGTGGGAACCGATGGGAGAAAAAAGACCCGGAACCCGAATTCGAAGGAACAATCAATCTGGTGGATGAAGTGAACAAGATGCTGGCAGGACTGGCAGAGGGGCCGCGATGAAAAAACGTCCCGGGATGTGCGGGAGGGTTGCCGCGAACGTAAAACCTTCTTCGATGCGAACGGATAGGGTTACATCCCTCCCCTTTCCCTGGGCCAGAAAGGAAAAGAAAATGATCGTTACAGAGGATTTGGCAAAAACAAAATGGTGCCCGTTACTACGATTTGAAATAGGTCCGGTAAATTCTTCAGCATGGCAGGGTGTGGCTTATACAAATCGCGGCGAAGAACTAAAACCACCTGAAGCATGTTGCTGTATAGCTTCAGATTGCATGATGTGGGTCATTCACTACCGGGACGGGAAAGCTCTCGGATACTGCGGCCTGGTTAAACAATGAAGAACTTAATAAGCGCTGATCGAGCATACCGTATCGCCGCCAAAGTTTTTAGCAGCCTGGACAAACCGTCGGCAATTGCCGGGTTATTCTGGGCAGGCGTGGCGATCTGCTGGGTCATTCTGCCGATCCTGAGCAAATGCGCACAGGCGGGGCGGTAACTCGAAAGAGAGCCGACCCGCTGCAAAATATCTCTTGGTATCACGACTCACATGTACCTCCTAACGATAAGACGTGCAACAGGGTCAGAACCGTTGGTCCCTCGGTGCTCGAAAAGGTAAAGGGACATTCATCAAAACCATAAAGGAAATAAAAATGCCGACACCACGCGCCGAAGAGGGAGAATTCAAGGGAAATCCAACGATAACGATTTATACCGGGCATGAATATCAGGGAAGAGAGGAAAAAATAACCATGGGAATCCGGAAAGCTCGTGCCGTTGATGACTGCATCGATGCAATCCGGACTTTCGTGGATAAGCACAGCAAGGGAGTCAGGGAATGAACTGGCCTCGTGTTACAGAAATCATATCCCCCTGGTCAGGTCTGGACAAGATTCCGGAGGCGACCCTGCAACATGCCGCCGAGCGCGGGACCGCCGTTCATGAATACTGCTCGAGAATTGCGGAAGGGCAGTTTGTGATGAATGTCTCTGAAGAGTGTAGGCCCTATGTTGACAGCTTTCAGCTTTGGTTTGATTCGATAGTCAAAGAAACAATCCTCAGCGAAACGCGAATGACTGATGAAAATCTTGGGTTCACGGGGCAAATAGACCTTCTCGTTAAAACAAAGGATGGGATCATCCTTCTTGCCGATATCAAAACCCCTGCCCAGTCACAACCTACGTGGCCTCTTCAATGTGCTGCTTATAATCATCTTTGCGAACTGAATGGTTACAAACCGGACAAAATAGGATGTCTGCAATTATCGCCGGAAGGGAAAGCGCCGAAAATGAATTTTTATAACAATCCATTGCAACACTTTAACGTGTTTCTCCAAGCATTGAATCTCTTTAATTATTTCAGGAGCGATAAATGAGCATTCCATACGGCTATTGCCTCTGCGGATGTGGGCAGAAAACAAACATCAGCAAGCAAACTTGTTCAAAAACTGGGGCGCTAAAAGGTGAACCAAATAAATACATACACGGCCACGCCGGTCATCTTAATGCCAAGGAAAGAAACGGCAACTGGGCCGGAGGAACCATAGTTGATAAAAAAGGCTATGTTTTTATTTTGAATCGTAACCACCCCCATGCAAACAGCCGAGGGTATGTTGCCGAGCATATTCTCGTAGCCGAACAGGAGGTCGAGAGTATATTGCCTAAAGGGACGATTATTCATCATAAAAATGAAAATCCTCACGATAATTCTCCGGAAAATTTGGTGATTTGTAAAGATAGGGCACACCATCTTTTGCTACACAAGAAAGCGAAGGCATTAAAAATCTGTGGTCATGAAGATTGGAGAAAATGCGCTCGATGCAAGCAATGGGATAACCCAATTAATATGCGTATTCGAAGGGGAGAGGTCGCTTATCACATCCAATGTGAGCGAGAGTATCGGAGAAAGTTATATAAAAACAGGAGAAATAGCGAATAATAGGAGGAAAGATCATGAATTTCAATGCAGCTTTCGAAGAAGAAACGCCGGCCGAAGTCCTTCCGGCCACCGTTCAACCCCTTACCCTCGATGCCGTCAAACCGAAATTCCAGCCCTACCTTGTAAGGGTTCGGGAAATGGCCGATGAAGCAAAGACCGTGGAGGTTTCAGATGACAACAGCCTGAAATACGCTGTCAGCCTCGGCGGTGATGCCAAAAAGATCGCCAAAGCCATTGAAACCCTGCGCAAGAAGATCATCCAGGAACCGTCCGATTTTGTGAAAGTCGTCAACAATTTTTGCAAACTTTTTATGGAACAACTTGCCCAGACCGAAGCGGTCCTGAAAAAGAAGATTTCAGATTACCAGTACCAACAGGAGATAGATCGCCGGAAACGGGAGGAAGCTGCCCGAAAAGCCGCCGCCGAACTTCAGGCAAAACTGCATCGTGAAGCCGAAGAAGCGAACCGCAAGGCGAGAGAAGAAGCGGCAAAGAAGGCAGAGGAAGAAGCCAGGGCAAGAGCAGCATCCGAAGCGGAGATCGCTGCGGCGAAAGCCAAAGCCGAAGAGGATGCAAAGGCCAGGGAGATTCAAGCCCCGGTCGTTCAGGCCCCGATCATTCCCACGGAAAGTAAGGTTACCCGGACGGAAACGGGAACTGCAGCATATCAGCGCAAGACATGGAAAGCAGAAGTTACCGACGAAAATCTGGTCCCAAGAGAATATTTGGTCCCTGACATCAAGAAAATCAATGAGGCCGTTCGGATGGGAACCAGAATTATACCGGGAGTGAGAATTTGGGAAGAGTTATCCACGGTTTTTAGGAGTTAATAGAAAAATGAGAGTTCGTTTACTTGGAGAGAAAAACGGAAGGTGGAAGGGTGGCTTTAAAACATATGTGTGTCCAGTATGTGGAGTCGAATTCAAGGCAAAGCCTTCAGATCACCGGGTTACTTGTTCAAGACAATGCCAAGGCAAATGGGTTTGGAACTAAAATCCACTATCGCGCAGAACGTGATCCTATAACAGGTCGTTTTATCAGTACCAAATAAAATCTCAATTATCTAAGGAGGAACAACCCCATGGAAACAGCATTAGCCACTACAGAAAACATGATGCCCACCGTTCATACCTCAATTTTCCTGGACATGGAAAGATTCGCAAACGCTCAACGTGTCGGCCAGTTATTGGCCTCATCGACCCTGGTCCCCAAACAGTTTCAGGGTAGCGTTGCAAACTGCGTAATCGCCCTGAACCTGGCGGATCGCCTGAGGGTAGACCCTTTCATGATGATGCAAAATATGTATGTGGTCGGACAGAAGCCGGGCATTGAAGGAAAAATGATCATCGCCCTAATTGAAGGAAGCGGCCTTTATTCTACCCTGAAATTCAAGTTTGAGGGGGAAGGAGTAACCAACAAAAAGGTAAAGCGTCCCGATGTCTGCATTGCCTACGCGACGGAATTGAAAACCGGGGAAGTGGTCGAGGGACCGCCTGTTTCCTGGGCCATGGCCGAAGCGGAAGGATGGGTTTCAAATCAGAAATGGCACACCATGCCGGACCTGATGTTTCGATATCGAGCCGCTGCCTTCTTTGGAAGGGTAAACTGCCCGGGCGCCCTTCTCGGTCTGCGAACCGTGGAGGAAATCGAAGACATTGAAATGATACAGACCGGAAACGGGACTTATGCCGCGCCTTCCCATGCCACAGACACCCCGTTTGATGTCATGCAGGCCGACGAAAAGGAAGAGATCCTAAAGCAGTTTGAAATTTCCATCCCTACCGATACCGACGCGGATATCCTGGCCTCGTTTATATCAAGGGTCGGGAAGGTTGAGAAGGCCACGGATGATGACGTCAAGATCGCAGCCATGAAGAACCCTACGGCATTCTGGAAGGCGTTCGAGCAGTTCCAGGCAAAGGTAGCAAAGGAAAGGTCGGCCATAGAGAAGGAAACGCCCGAAAAGGAAACAAAGGACAAGGCCCCAGCCCCTGAGCATGAAGAACGATGGGAATGCCCTAATGGTGGATGGGTTACGGCCTCGGTCTGTAATGAATGCAAGAACCTGACAGACAAAGACGGCAACCGCTGCCCCGCTGCCCCGGCTGAATGATTATTCCCCCGACTCTCTTCCGGGGATGACAAATAGGGAGAGACAATCTGTGCCAACCGGGGGAACTGAGCACTCCCCCGGTGACTTAGAAAGGAACGCCATGAGCCTTGACGTATGTTTAACCAAACTTATGCCAGTTGAAGTTTATACCAGCAATATCACGCATAATCTTAGCTTGATGGCGGATGAGGCGGGGATATACAAGCACCTTTGGAGGCCGGAGGAAATAGGCATTACGAAGGCCGAGCAGTTGGTTCAGCCGTTAGAGGAAGGACTGAAACTGCTGAAGTCAGATCCAGAAAGATTCAGGAAGTTCAATGCCCCTAACGGGTGGGGCGTGTATGAGAATTTTGTGGAGTTTGTCGAAGGATACCTTGCTGCTTGCAAGGAATATCCAGACGCAACGGTTGAAGTAAGTAGGTAGGAGGAACGCCATGAAAAAAGACAATTTCAAATTCAATCTCGGAGACAGAGTTTTTTATTTAGGCCATACCGGAGCATGCCGTGTAAGTGGGCGTGGAACGATGGAGTATCTCAGCGGCGGTAAAATAAATATGTATCAGATAGGGGGCGCACATAACATTGCGGTTATTCCAGAATACCTACTACTTACCCTGCCTGAATTAAAACAAATCTTACAGGAAGAGGAAGAACAGCTATGAACAACGATGAACGCAAGATGCTTACGGAATGGCTTGGCGAGGAATGGACTGATCCGGGAAACCCCAAGCATAGCAACAGAACATTCACCGAGCCCGACGACATGATGGCTTGCAAGGATCGACTGGCGGCTAAAGGTAAAGGATTGTGGAGAAGTTTTGAACTGTTTGCGCATTGTATTTTTATGGATGAAGAATATACGAAGCCAGATTCAGAATATTTTACTTGTTGGCTCATGAACCCTGAACGGTTCTGCCAGTTGGTAAGCGATTTTCTGAAGGAGGGGAATGATGAATGACGGTGAAGTTATGGTCTGTCTCCAGGTTATATGGGTAGCAGCAATAGTTTTCCTTTGCTGGTTATTTTATGGGAGGGGAAAATGAACATCGAAGCCGGGAAGTTTTATCGGACGAGGGACGGAAGAAAAGTCAGGATTTACGCCACGGACGGGAAAGATTTACCTATTCACGGGGCTTATTTAGGTGAAAATGGGTGGGAAGTAGCAGGATGGCATTCTGATGGCACTTGGATCAAGGGATGTAGGTACAGTTACAGTCTCGACATCATCGCCCCCTGGATCGAAAAGCCCATTGTCGATTGGTCTGCCATGCCAAAGTGGGTTGTCGGTGTGTTTTGTAATCCTCAATGCAATAGATGGTTTGGATATACGGCAGATAACAGACCAGTAAAAAGAGATTTGTGTTGGGAAACGCCAAATACATTATACTTGGCAGAAATACCTACTGACTTTTTCCCAAAAGATGGTGAAGGTAAGCCGTGGTCGGAGAATTGGGAGGACTCTTTGTGTGAAAGGGAGAATCAATAATGGCGCATCCTGAATACAAAAGCATCGGCAGCATAGAGGATAGAGTGGTTGAAGAAATAGGCGAAGTCCTTCAGGCAATGTCCAAGGCCAAACGGTTTGGATATAAGAACTATCACCCCGATAGGCCATATTCAGACAATACAAGGGAGCTATTGCTTGAGATAGTCGATTTACAGACGGTCTTGCTGGATTACCAGAAGCAGCTTGAGGACAGTCTTGCGGAAAGGCCGGAGGGGGAATGATGAGCATTGAAGAGATGTTGAAAGAAATGGGTTTTGAAATCTGCCTATTTCCTCCAGATGACAGCGAATGTGAACGGTGTGGTGAGACATGGAGGCAGCTTTATTTTCAAGGCCCGACCGACGCAGGGCGGTATTGTTGTCTGAATTGCGTAAAAGAGGAATATGAAATCAATATAAAATTGGGAATGGAGTTGGGAATCAAGCCGGAAAGGCCGGAGGGGGAATGATGAAATGTGTCATCTGCCATGAACAAGAAGCAACCATCCCTGATAGAGAGAAGGGAGGACGACAAAAGAGGCTTTGCGCTCAGTGTCACGCGGAAAGGCTGAAAGCTGATTTGTCGTTTATTTTAAAACGTAACCATCTGAAGGAGAGGAATGATGAACCTGGAAGAGATTGAGGAAGAGTTGGTGGAGATTCCATTAACTGAACATGAATGGGATATGGTTGCGTGGCTCATCGCCGAAGTCAAGCGGCTGCGGGAAGAGAATAGGGAACTAATAAATAAGTATGTAGAGATAGGGTCTTGGGTTAAAACAATATCAGATATTTTGGAGGGGAAAGAACCATCGGACTTTATGCTTTCCTATCCGTTGGTGAGGGAAGTGGCTGACAAAGTATCCGAAGTCAAGCGACTGCGCAGGCAGATAGCCAAAAAGGACAAGGAACGGATAGAATAATGAAACCTCTGTTTATTCCACTCAAATCTGAATATTATGAAGCATTTAAAGATGGATCAAAGACAACTGAATTTCGTCTTTATGGGCCACGCTGGAATGAGATGGTTTGTCCTATCGGAAGAGAGGTTATCTTATCGAAGGGATACGGAAAGCATAACAGGATGAAGGGCATAATAAGCGGATTGTCCAAATGCCATGGATCAAACTTCGGACACCACGACCAAAGGGCAATAATGGCAGTTTATGGGAGTTTGGATGTTTGGATTGCTTGTATATCAATAACAAAACTGAAGGAAGTAACAGCGTACGGGTAGAAATGGGGATTATAGGCGGTTTATAAGGGAGACCTTTCCCGATCTTAGGCCGCCGACTTGCCCCATCCCGAAGCGGAAACAGGCGCGAAGATGTCAACCAATGAGGCCGTGCGGCGTTGTGTGAAACGCGTCCTATAGCAGAACAGTCACAGGGATGGGAAGGAATCCCGGCAATGTGGCGACTATGGCGGGGAAGGCGCAGCCCATAAGCCCATAGTGCTATCCAGAGATCAGGTTGGAATCCTGACGCGGCCACACCCTAAGAAGTGAGCTTGTCCACTATAAAACAGCAGCGGAAAAAACAACTTGTGTGAGCCGGGGGGAAAGCAGGCCCCCCGGTGAACCAAAGCAAGGATGAGGCAAGCAAGTTTAATTTATGTTGACAAGCCCAGCCACATATAATCATACTGCTCCCTGTTGTGATGGGGGAGGTTGTATGAAAGGGAGCGTGCATTACCATGCCCCGGCAAAGCGGTGGTATGTCAACATCTATTGGCAGGGGCAGCGGTATCGGATATGGAAGTATAACGGCGAACCTCTTTGGCATGAGAAAACAGCCGTAAAACTACTAAATAAAATAAGGGCTGAAGTGGATAACGATACCTTGAATATCAAGGCTTATCTTCCCGAAAGTCCACTATCCCTCAAAGCATTATCTGAATCCTGGCTGGAAGCGTCAACGGCCTGCGCCAATACAAAACGGGTATATCGAACCGATGTGAACCGGGCAATTGAATATTTCGGCAAGGATTTCGATATACGCACATTCACTTATTCCAAACTTCAAACATATTACAATAAACTTTCTCTTTCAGAAAAAGGGAAATATAACGCCCTGAATACCATCAAAGCCATGTTGAACTTTGCCTATAAGGACGAACTTATCGGCAAGGTTCCTCCCTTCCCGGCCATGTCCTTGGGATTGCCGCAAGAAATTGAATATCTCACCTTTGAACAGCAGCAGGAAGTATTGAGTTATATTCCGGTACACCAGCGGCTTATCTTTGAATTTATGATGGAGTATGGCCTGCGGATCGGGGAGGCTACAGCCTTGATGAAAGACTGTGTTACGGATGATGAGGTGATTATCAGGCGGTCACACAGCAATGGAGAATTGCGGGAAACGACAAAGACAGGGACACATCGGAAATATGGCCTTACCGATAGAGCAAGAGACATCCTGCAGAAAGCCTCCTTGATTGCCCCGTTTTCGGCCTTTGTCTTTAATCGTGACCGCTCCGGTCAACCCTATACGCTGAAGGTTGTTGACAGGATATGGCGCATAGCCTGCCTGAAATCCGGCATCCGGATTAAGCTGTATAATGCTGTTCGTCATTCCCTCGGCTGTCAGCTATTGGATGAGGGTGTGGGCATGGAAATGGTGCGGGATATTTACGGACATACGTCGAGCCAGATGACCAGAAGATACGCAAAACGCAGTCAGCAGCGCATAACCTCCGTGCTAAATTTTAGAGGACATTTAGAGGATAGCCAGAGGACGAAAAAAGAAGCCTCTGAAAATGATAATTAA